CTATTTCATTCCGCCAATATTTTCCCACGTCCCGTCAGCACGCAGGATTTGCAGCGGTCTTACCACACACTGTATCTGCTTTTTATCCGCATCCAGTATCACCACCTGCGTGATTACCCTGTCCTGCTCCGGGATAATGCCATTCTCATCGGACTCCAGAATATCTGCCGGTCCCAGTCGCAGCTGTGCTGTAAGTAACTCCCCGTTTTCACGGTCATCATGCTTTCCGCAACCGCACAGACGCTGCATAAGTTTTTTTAGTATGTTCATGTCATTCTCCTGTTCTGCCTGTATCACTGCCCACTTCATCCAGTCCCTTAACATCCTGCCATGGCCCGTCACCAAACCTGACCTGCAAATGCTGAAAAAAACCCTGAACCCGTGTGGCATCTTTGGGGTCAAGAAAGGTCAGTCCGGTGATGAGTGCGCCATCTGTATCCGGGAACCAGCCATGGCTGTTTGTTTCAATAATGTTTCCCGGCCCCAGACGGAACCGTATTTGCGTCTCCCCCGGGTCGCCCTTCGGCCCCTGAGGTCCGGTTGCCCCCACCGGGCCAGCCGCACCTGTTTCTCCTTTCGGTCCCTGTGGGCCAGCCGGGCCTGCCGCACCGGTATCTCCCTTTGGACCCTGTGGACCTGCATTTCCCGTCAGACCGGTCTCTCCCCGCTCTCCCCTGTCGCCTTTCGGTCCCTGTGGTCCTGCCGGACCAGCATCACCTGCCGGTCCCCGTTCGCCGGTTGCCCCGACAGGGCCGGTGTCACCACGCTCTCCCTTATCACCCTTCGGCCCCTGAGGACCCGCGGGCCCCTGTTCCCCCTTTGGCCCGGGAGGTCCCACCACGGTGGGGATTCGGTTTACGGCCTCTTCCGCCGCTATCCTGCTTTGTTCCGCTGACTGTGCGCTTTCTGCTGACTCCCGGGCTTTTTCTGTTGCGGTCGTTGCATCCCTGGCTGCATTACCGGCTGCACTTTCTGCCGTCTTTCTTGACAATTCAGCTTCTGCTGCACTTTGTGATGACTCACTGGCTTTTTGAGCGGCCGCAGAAGCCGAGGACGAGGACGCTTCCTCTGACTGCTTTGCTGAGGCTGCACTTTCTGCCGCCTGCCGGGCTGACTCCGATGCCTCCCCTGCTGAAGTGTCAGCATTTGCAGCGCTCTCTTCTGCCTGACTGGCTGATATGCCGGCATTCCTCGCGGACGTCTCCGCCTCTCCGGCATTCTTCTTCGCCTCCTCAGCGTGACGCGCCGCTTCTTCCACCATCAGTTCAAAACGACGCAGTGCCTCCGGCCGGACGTCATCCTCCGACATGGCGCCGAGAAAATCATTCAGCGTACCGGGTTGAGAATCTTCATACACGGTGATGGTCCCGGCATGTGACGGCGGGAAGCCCTCCACCAACAGAATGACGCTGTACTGACCGTACTCAACGTCCATGCTGTAACGACCGGCTTCATCCGGATTTTCAGAGGCCACCGTGTTCACCACCACCGTGCTGCTGGTCCGTCTGGCTTTCAGTTGAATGGTGCAGTTCTCTACCGGTTTTCCTGTGCCGTCTTTCAGTACACCTGAAATCTTTACTGCCATATTCACCCCACAAAAAAGCCCGCCTGAAACGGCGGGCTGTCATAACACTGTGTTACCTGGCTAATCAGAACTTATAACCGACACCCACGATGAAACCGTCAGTGCGCCAGTCGCCACTGCCGGAGCCTTCATAAGCAAGGTCAATAACCACCGTCTCTACGGGACTGAACTGAATCCCGGCATTCCAGGCCGGCGACAGATGACGCGCAGTATGACCATCACTGGCGGTGGTGGTCTCCTTCACATACCCCGGTTTCACTTCATCACGCCGGTAATCCTGAACACTGTCAGACCAGCGGGTGTACGCCATCCCGGCCATGCCATAGAGACTGACCCGCTCACTGAGCTGCCAGACAGGGCCGGCCATCAGACTGACATAACGACCGCGCAGGCTTTCATAATGGAAGGTATTTTCACCCGTCTTCATCGTGTCACTTTTCTTCACCGATGCATAACTCAGCGCGACAATGCCGCCCAGGTGATCCGTGAACTCATAACGGTATTTCACATTAATCCCTTTTAAATCACCTGCACGCGCATCGGTACCGGACAATGCCGGTACGCCGCCCGGGTGAACCTGAGCATATCCCACGGAAAATGCACCGTGTCCGCTTTCAGCCTGTGCAGGAAAGGCAATTCCTGCCAGCAGGGTAGTAAACAATAATATCGTTGCGTATAAATGCCGCATGATTACCTCTTTGTTTTCAGTCAATAAAAAAGGCACCTCCTGAGGTGCCCGTCCGGGTTAATAAACCGTCAGCTGATACTGATCCCTGCCGTGGATTTTTTCATGACCACAACCAGTAAATCACTGATGTACGTTGTCGGCGTCCAGTTGTTCGCACCGGCCGACGACACATTAAACGTCAGGGTGACATGACCCCGCCCTGCCGGCATATCTATCACCGATGAGAACACCCGGCTGACATCCGTTGCCGGTTCATGGAAAATCTCAACCCCGTTCTTCAGCACCTGCAGCTTACAGGTGGAATACCAGTACGACTGCTGATTCGGGCTGTTGAAATTCTGGTGTTTCGTCCCGCGAAACAGCACCGGGGGAATGATAATCTGCCGGTCGAAGCCCTGGTCATCGTAAACTGTGACGGTTACCGTCCCGCTGGCATAACTGTTATTCCGGGGAAAGGCTTTCCCCACCGTCTTCACCAGGTCGCCTTCAATCTGGTTTGCAGACAGTTTCCCTCTGATGACACAGTTCTCGTTAATGGTGACATTATTGAGCGTGCCGGTATTCGCGGTAATTGCTCCGCTGATATCCGCGTTCCTGGCTGTCAGCTTCCCTTCCGGCGTCAGGGAAAACGCCGGTGGGTTGCCGGATGACGTGATACTCGCCGCAAACAGACGCTTCAGGAACACGTCGTTCATGAACAGCTGATTCCCCTGCGCCACAAATAACGGCGTGCTGTTGCCGCTCTCCGGATTTATCATCGCGATACGGTCAGCCAGCAGCAGTATGTTGCTCAGTGGCTGGCCATCAGTATCCTCAATCCCTGCACCAATCCCGGCCACATAGGGAATGCCGTCTTTCGTTTTTTGAACCTTCAGCATGTACAGCGCAGCCAGGTCATCATTTGTGTCCTTCTGCACGCGCTGTATCTGCTGAATGGTGGCGCTCTGGTCTTCCAGCGTTTTACTGACCGTCTGTGTGATTTCATTGCGGGTTTCGGTGATGGTGGTCTTCATCTCCGCCATCTCATCCGCAAGCTGGCTGTTGTCTATCAGCTCCCATAGCCCCTGAGCCAGATGCAGTTTTCCTATTTTTTCCCGGAAAAATTCCAGATACCCTTCACCATCATTGCTGGGCTGCCCGCTGACTTCCACAAACGCAGATTTCCCCACCAGGTTGACGCTGCGCACGTAAAACCAGAAATCCTTCCCGGGCTTAATGTGCGGGCCGGATACACTCCACTGACTGCCGGTCCCCAGATAACGGGCAGATTTTTCCACCTGTGCCGTGTTCGTGATGCGTTTTTCGGAGAACCAGAATTCAAACTGTACCGTCGGGTCATACACCGCAAGACGCGGGACCGCTGTTATCTGAAAATAGCCCGGTGTCAGCTCAATCGTGGCGGGTACCGCAGGTGCATTAATCCTGAACGTGGTGGTGGCCGGTTCGCCCTGCTGGCCATAACTGTTAATTGCCCTGACTGTCAGGGTGTATTCCCCGAGCGGCAGACCACTGAAACGATGCTCTGTATCCGCAGTGATGGCGGTGGTCACCAGACGGCTGTCTTCTCCGCTTCCGCTGGTCAGGCGCAGACTGAAGCGCACACCCTTCACCACCCGCGGCGTGTCCCATTTCGCCTGTGCCAGATACTGACCGTCAGCCGCGCTCACCTCCACCGTCAGGTGCTGCACTGCCGGTGGAATAACGCTGTTCAGGGTGCCTGACTGCGGCTCAAAGCTGGCCCCGTTATCCACGATGGCTTCTTTTTCCGGCACATGCTGCACTGCCGTGATGGCAAAGGTGCCGTCCGTGTTTTCCCGGATGCAGACACAGCGAAACAGGCGACGACGCAGTGACGGCAGGGAAAGCCCCCACACACCGTATGTCTCCACACCATCCGGCAGGGTACTGACCTGTATCCGGTCCGGCGCGGGGTGTGCGGTGATGGCCACGCTCACCGGCTTACCGCCACCGTTAATCAGGTTCACCGTGGCGGCACCTGTCTCCGGCAGGGTCACCTCACGGTCCAGTGTCAGGGTGCGGCTGGCGGCATCGATGGACAGGATACGTCCACCGGTCAGGGTCCCGGCATAGTCGTTATCACAGATTTCAATAATGTCACCGGGTGTGTGACGCAGCCCCTGTGACCCGAGCGTGAAATCCACCGTCTGCGTTTCCAGCAGTCCGGTCTTTATCACCCACAGCCCGGCACGGTGGGCCTGACCGCGACTGGTGCAACCGAACGCATCCATCTTCAGCAGGTTGCGCCCGTAGCGCAGTATGGCTTCCGGGTCTTCCACCAGTTCCGTGGAGGTCTGCCAGCCGTTCTGCGGGTCGGTGTAATTCACCTCCACCGCCGTGTGCCGGTCCTTCAGGGCGCTGAAGCTGTAGCGAAACCCCACGCCGTTATCATCCACCACCACATCGCAGTTGGTGTACGGCCACACCACATCCGACGGGCGGTCCTGAACGAACGTCAGCGTCTGGCCGTTCCATACCGGCATACAGCGCATCGCCGAGCAGAAATCACTGAGAACGTCCCACGCCTTACGCTGTTGTGACAGGTACGCATTAAAGGTCATCCGCGGCTCTGTGCCCCCGAAACCATCCGGGACCGTCTGGTCGCAGTACTGCCCGATGGCATACAGCGCCCACTTGTCAACATCCGCCGCCCCCAGACGTTTTCCCATGCCGTAGCGCGGGTGAGTCAGCATGTCCCACAGGCACCAGGCCGGGTTGTTGCTGTATGCCGGTTTCAGGCTGCCGTCCCAGATGCCGCTGTACGTGCGTTTTTCCGGGTCATAGTTTGACGGCACCTGGATGATGCGACCTCGGATATGGTAGTTCACCGTCATCTGCTGACCGCCAAACTGCTCCGCATCCACCTGCAGCCCCACAATGGCCGTGTTCGGGTAGCACTGTTTCACATCGATAATTTCAGTGTACGATGACCAGAGCGTTCTGTTCTGCAACTGGTCCGTGGTGCTGTCCGTCGTCTCCCTGACCATCCGGATGTTAAAGGGCCGGGGAGGCAGATTATCCAGAATCACCGAGGCCAGGAACTGTGAGGTGGTCTTGCCGTTAATGGTGACATCCTTTTCCGTCACCCAGTTACCGTTACGCTGCAACTGAATCAGCAGCCGGACAGAAGAGGGATTACGGTCGCCCTTTGAGGTGGTCTCCAACAGTGACTGCACCCCGAAGGTGACCCGCAGGCGGTCAATGTTCGCGGATGTAATGGTGCGCGTTACCGGCTTTGCCTTCGTCACTTCCACGCCCAGTCCGGTTTCAGCTCCGGAGGACTCAAAGCCTTCCGGTGGTGTCTGCTCCTGCTCCCCGGCACGCCAGACCGCGGTCACACCGTGTATCACGGGATTACCGTCCGTGTCCGTCAGCGGGGTTTTGTTCACCAGGATACTCTGCAGTCCCTTCACCGGGCCTTCTATCGGTCCCTCACCAATCGCATCAATCACACTCATCATCTGCGTGGATTTGAGATTGTCCTTCGCCTCGCGCGGTGTGTGCGCCTTGCCGCCACCTTTGCCCATTGTCTCACCCTTTACTGTGATAACTGTTACGCACAAAAACAACAGGCATCCCTGAGGATGCCTGTATCATCACTGAATAAAACTTCTGAATATCTTCACATTTTCACAAACTGACTGTGGTGCTAATAATTTCTCTGCGTTAATGTTTTTGTCGTGACATAAGAATAATTCCTTACACTTAATCTTCGTAACTCTCCCGCAGTTCCCGTCCGCGATCACTGCGGGATTTTTTTATTCTTTTTACCCCTGCCGCCCGATAACCACGACCTTTCCGCCCCCGCCTTCATCACGGGTGCTGATGTCCTGGGAGATTCGCCGGGAGCCAACCAGCATTTCACCGTAAGGCACCGGCATCGGGTTACCCTGGGCAATCATGTTGTCCAGTGACGAAAAATACGTGTTCTGTCTGCCGTTATCCGTTGCGCGGTAATCCGGTGTTTTTGCCTTCGGGGCCAGCATCTGGGCCACACCGCCCAGAATCATACTGGCACCCAGTGAAAACAGCATCGTGGTGGCAGAAAAACCACCGGCACTCAGGGCTGTACCCCATAACGCCATCGAGCCTCCGGCAGTGAAGAAAGAGCCCACGATGGCTGCCGCCCCCAGCACAATCTGCAGTCCACCTTTTCCGGCCCCGGCCAGTCGCGGCACAATGTGGATGATCGTTCCCTCACCCAGCTGTTCGTGAAGACGGGCGTACACCGCCTCCGGTGCCGTGTCCTCACCGCGAATACGTATCTGGTACCAGCCTTCGTTCATCTGACGGCGGAATCCAGGCATCTGCATCGACAGGGCACGGATGGCTTCCGCTGCCGTGTTCACATACAGGCTGAGGCGGCGGCCAAATCGTTGTAAATCCCCGTGAAGGCAGATACGTGCCAGTGGCGGTGACGCCAGGCTGAATGCGTTCGTCGTTGCCATTTTTCGGAATACCTCTCCCGTTTACTCAGTTGTTCAGGCAGATGGTGAAGCAGCTCACCGTTGCCGCAGTAAATGGCGGCATGATTGGCCACCGATGCGCCAAAGCAGCACAGCAGGATATCGCCCGCCTGTGCAGAGGACAGGGGCACCCGGTAAAAGCCGGTGACCGCCATATTGTCCAGGTAAAGGTTCTGACCGTTACGCCACCAGTCATCCTCACGCTCAAAATCCGGCATATCAATTCCCGCCAGATGGTATGCATCCCGGAACAGCGTGTAACAGTCCGTCACCCCGTGCTCAAAGCGCCGTCCTGTCAGATGTGGCACACAGCGGAATTTATGAATTTCCCCCCGGCAGACCAGCCACCAGGACAGTGCACTTTTTATCTGCAGCCGCCGGTCGGCCTCGCTCAGCCAGGGCAGACCACCGGGGTGGCTGTGGACCAGCGCCACAATCTCACCCTGCATCTCTGCCCGCAGCCAGTCTTCCAGTGCAATACGAAAATACGCCTCCGGCTCTGCAGAGATATTCACACAAGGGATATACCGCTCCCCCTCCGGCGTTCTCACCACGAAGCCGCACGACTCCGCAGGCACACACCGCCGGGTGTGTGCCAGAATCACTGATTCTGTCTGTGTCATTGGATTTACTGCGAAAGTTTGTTAATGGAAAGGAAACCGCCAAAATTAGCCACCATGCCGCGCATCTCACACCCGCGCATGCACTTGCTGCATCTGTCCTTACGGATATCGGTGGTGGGTTTATCGAACTCATCCGCCACAGCCCCGCCCGTGTAACCACACTCATCAGAGCGGTAGGTCCACATACAGGTGTTCGCCAGCATGATGCGACCGGGAAACAGCGCCCCGTCCGTCTCGGTCGGTGTGGCCAGCACAAACGAGGCCGTCATGGCCGTCAGCGATGACATCTGCTCCACCACCCACCGGTCAGTCAGCTCCTGCTCCGGGTCGGCCTCCGGATTGCCTGCCACAAAGTTCACCGCATCCAGAAAACGCGCATACACCCGGCGGCGGACCACCGTGGCACCCACCAGGCTCTGCAAATCCTCCGCCATCCCGGTGACAAGACCGAACAGATTGGACACCGTCAGCGACGGGCGGGCACTGCTGCCCTTTCCGTTCATCTCAAAGCCACTGCCCTCAATCGGGTACGCCTGATATTGCCGCCCCTGCCAGGTCACCGGCTCCCTTTTTTCATTCAGCTCATTGCAGAAAAAATACCGCTCACCGCCCTGCACCGTCAGGTCGATTTCCCAGAGCACCACCCGCGGTGACTGCTCTGACTTAACCGACTCGTTCAGGCTTTCTTCGTGAATATCCTGCATCAGTTCACCACCTGCTCTATCGTGCACCTGAAATCACTGTACCGGGCATTATCCGTGACACTCCACTCACGGCACACAACCCTCACCGTCCGGTTATGTTTCGGCGGTCGCCACAAAAAGGCACGGTAACCACCATGCCACGATAAAAACTCTTCCAGCCAGCGCCGGGTTGACTCATCCGTCACCCGGAACACCGCCTGAAACGTCTTCAGTTGAGGATTCAGCCCTGTGGGGCGGCGCTGTTCATAACCGTCACCAAACCGCACCCTCACCACCGACGGCTTCTCACTCACCTGCATCCCTTCACGCGGGACCAGATGCAGCGTTTTTATCTCAGCCACTCAGCATTCCTCCGTCACGTCGCATGGACAGCATCACCGCCTGCACCCGCTGGTCAATCAGCTGCACAAGACTGCCTGCCGCCTCCGGCCCTATCTGGCCATTAGTCCCGTCATTCTGAATGGCGATATGGTAGACCGGGGAATACACCAGACCCGCACTGCCGTTCATACTACCCACCGCGCGCACACCCAGCGAGCCATCCGCCGCCCGCGTCAGAGGCATAATGGCTTCAGGTCCGGCCTCCCCCATCAGCCCGGCCCCTTTTGCAAAGGCAAAGTACGTGGGCGTATCCACAATACTGTTGCTGTACGCACTCAGGTTTGCCGAGGTATACACGCCGCCTTTTGCATTGGCCACCGCTCCGCCCAGCCAGTCACCAATGCTGCCGAGAAATCCTCCCGCACCGGACATACCGTTTGCCGCCGTCTTAATTCCGTTGACAATCGCGGCATTCATAAGAACTTTTGATATTTCCTGCAGCACTGATGAGGCCCAGCTGCGCCATTCCACTTTATTTCCGTTCAGCATCTCCGTGATGTTATTCACCATCCCTGAGATACCCTCCGTCGCAAGCTGTGCTGCCTGTGAGGCGTAATCGGACGCATTATCCACCCAGTTACTGAATCCCTCCTGCAGCCCTTTCTGCCAGTCCGCACGCTGCGCATCCGATTCGGCATAAAAGGCTTCCTGCTCTTTCAGACGTTCACTCAGATACTGTGCATTCTGCGCCAGCGCCTGTCTGTAAAAATCCTCACTGATATCCCCGGTCTGATACTGAGACTGAAGGTCCGCATCCTTCTGGCGGAAGCTGTCGCGGATCTGCTGCAACTCCCGCATGCGTTCCCTGGCTCGTTCTCCCTGCCCGTACCCCAGCAGTTCGGCTTCATTTGATGCACGCGCAGCCACATTATCATTCTTCAGGGTCTCTTCCCGGGATCGCAACTGTTCCCGGATTTTTTGCTGGTCAATCAGGGCCGCGTTACGCAGCAGCTCCTGCTTCTGTATCTCCGACAGGGTTTTCAGTTCACCCAGCGCTGTCTGGTACTTCAGCTTCGCCAGCTCCGTGTTCTGACCGGCCAGTGCCAGTTGCTCTTTCTGCTGCTTCAGCAGCCGGGAAAAACTGTCTTCCGCTTTTTCCGTCTCTGATTTTCCACCCCGGGATTTGGGTTTATTCGCCTCGTTATTGCGCCAGGCTTCCAGGGCATTACTGATATAACGTTGTCTCGCCTCCTGATACGGATCACCCACAAAACCGAGGTCATCCGCCGCATACCCCAGCCGGACACGCTCTTTTTCTTCCCCTTTCAGTCTGGACAGGGCCAGCTCACGCTCTGTTTTTGTCAGGGCACTCTGCTGTTTATCATCCAGAGTGGCCTGTGGCAGCCGTAACGGCACATTCACCAGTCCCTGCCGCTGCTGAAGCAGTTCATTACCCAGCCCCAGCAGACGGTTGAATTCCGTATGCTGACCGTTCATAACCAGCATGGACTGGTACACCTTATTCTGCTCTGCCGCCTGCTGACGAATTAACGCCACACGACGGTCTTCCAGCCCGGCAAGCACATCCTGAATGGACTGCGCTTTTTCCTGCATCTGTGCCAGACGGGACTGCTCAACGGCAAGCTGCTCTGTTGCCTGAGCAAGCCCTTCCGTTACGGTCTTCACCGAGGTCAGATGGTTTATCATGAAGCCGTTACCGGTCGTCCAGCCCGGATTAGCCAGCACATACTGATACCCGGCGATTTTTTCCTGCAGGGATTTCACCCGGCTGGCCTGCTCATCAATCAGCCGGTTTTGCTCTGTCAGCGCCGCCCGTGTTCGCCCTTCGTTATCTGAGGCTTCAGGCAGAGACATTGATGGCGTTTTATGCGCGATTTCATCTATCGTCAGTGCATACTGGCGCGCAGACTCCCTGGCCTGTTCCTGATTCTGGTACAGCGTGTACCATGCGGCAGCTCCCAGCATCACCAGTCCGGGTACGCCTCCAACCAGTCCCAGCGCACCGCTCATCAGACGTGAGCCCACCGCCGTTGTACTGTTCAGCGCATTCTGGGCGGCGGTTCTGGCAGCAATATTTCTGTTCAGGCGTTCCTGTGTGGCCGCCAGACGGGCCTCTGCTGCAATCTGCATCTCCGTCCCGCGGGCTGCCGCCACGGCCTGCTGAGCACGGTACACGGCTGCTCTTGCCCGCGCCGTGGCAATCTGCGTTCCCCTGAACTGTGCTTCCGCCAGTGCAACTTCATTACGTGCAGCCGTCACAAGTCCTGCCGTGGCAGACATCGCTCCGGAGGCCATATTGCCAAAGTACCGGGCAACCCCGACGGCAACCAGTGCCCCCACGGCTGTTGCCACATTATCAATCTGTCCGGCAACACCGTTCAGCACGCCGGAGAGCGTTTTCGTCACCCCGCTGGCCTCATTCGCACCACCCACCCAGGCCATAAAGGCGTTTTCCACCTTTGTGATCCCGTCAGAGACCGTTTCTGGCATGGCGGCATATTCATCACGCAATGTCCCCAGCTGGCTGATTAACGCGGGCACGACTTTATCCGCCGTCAGTTTGCCGTCGTCCGCCATCGCCTTCAGATCTTTACGGGCCACGCCCATGCCTGCAGCCAGTGCACGAATGATCCGGTCACCACTTTCATTGACCGAATTAAATTCCTCACCGCGCAACACACCCTGTGCCAGCGCCTGGCTGAACTGGGTGATCACCGAACCCGCCTCAGCCGTACTGGCACCGGAGATTTTCAGCCCCGTGGAAATGGCCTCCGTCACCTTCAGCACATCATCAGCACTGTAACCATATTCACGCATCGAGGCAGCCGAACGGGCAAACAGGGCCGCATTATCCGAAAATGCCGTGCCTGTCCGCTGACTGATATCCATCAGCACTTTCTGTGATGACGAAAATTCATCGGATGACTGTGATGCCTGTTTCAGACGGGCATTCACGGAACTCCACTCATCCGCCAGAGAAATCAGGTGTCCGGTGGCAAAGGCACCGGCAAACGCACCGGTCATTCCGACAGCCGAAGCGCGGATTTCCGTCAACTGGCTGTTCAGTTCTGCCAGGGCACGTCGCTGCTCCCTGGCTGCCGCAGCAGCCTGACGTCCGCCATTCTGCAGGGTCCGGTAATATTCACTGCCCATACGGGACGCCCGCTGGATCTCCGACTGGAATGACTGTGAATTTGCCGAAATTTTGATAATCAGTTCACGTAACGTCGCCATTCACCTTTCTCCGGGCAAAAAAAACCTGCCACAGCAGGTTTTCACCATTATTTATGACATTGCTGCAAGGCTCAGCGCGTCTTCCAGCGCCGCAAACGGATCCACCTCCGGCTTATCCTCATCCTCGCCCCAGCAGAGCATGGCGTCCTTCAGTGCAACATTCATCCCCTGTGCCCCGAAAACCGCTTTCACGATCTGTGCATTACGGATATCCCCGCGCTCATCACCCAGCGGGGACAGCCTGTCAAACTCCATCCACATCATCGCCTCGCTCGCACTCAGGCTGTGCCGCAGTTCGGATAAGGTGCGCCCCAGACGGAGCGCAAGTCGCATCAGAAAGCGAATTTCCGGGCGGGCTACTTTTTTCTGGCCGACTCTGCATCAGCGATCAGTTCCAGTGCCTGACGCAGCAACCGGGCATGTACCGGACCATAGACGGCCAGCACCTGCTCACGGTCGTCCGGAGTGAACACCCGTTGCAGGTCAGTATCACACAGGACATCGCAGAACAGCGTCACATCCGCTTCCAGGTTACGGCGGGTTTTCGCCACCACCGACAGGGTGTCGTCATCCTCTCCATCACCATTGAGCACTTCCTGCCACAGATACCAGGCCTCTGCCGAAGGCTCCCGCAACACCACGCTGACATTTCCCCATTCCGGCACCTTCACCGTTTTATGACGGAACCCCGACAGTCTGGCCAGCGCCAGTGTTTTCAGATCTTTTGCCATAAGCCTTATCCGCCCGCACCATTAACCGTTACCGTACACGCATCAGAGGTAATGCTCTGCGGCTGTTCTGCAGAATCCGTTACCTCGCAGGTATAAGCCCCCTTATCACCTGACTGCGCATTGGCTTTACTGAAAGTGTCAGTAGTCTGTCCCTCTACCGGCTGACCATCCTTCTTCCAGGCGTGTTTATAAGGCGGCGTTCCCCCGTTGAYACTGACTGACATTGTCAGCAGCGCACCGGTATTCACGGTAAGTGTCTTCTCCGGATTTTTCACAAACGCCAGCGGTACCACATAGGACWCCGGTTTACCCTTCAGGCGAAGTGAGAACGTTGCAGCCACCACGCCGTTGGTACCGGATGACCAGGTGTGCTGACGCACTTCCGCCAGGAACTTAAAGCCCTTACCGGACGGAAACTGCACCTTAAACGCATACACCGTGTCATTGTCATAGGCATCACGCAGGGCGTTCTGGGCCTGATTCAGATAAAAATTACCCGACATGGAAATCTCGGACGACGCCCCCAGACCGTTGATGTTCTCCTGCTCTGTGGAGCAGAGCGTGGTCACATCAATATCCTGTTTCTGACCGGCGGTGAACTGGACTTCCTTGATGGTGCAGTCCAGGCGCAGATATTCCGCCTTATCCATAGTTTCAGCAGTCGCCGGGGCAGATGAAATCATCACCTGCGTCAGCTGTGAGCGTTCATACAAAGCAGACATTCTGCCTCCTGATAATAAAAAACCCGCACGCGGCGGGGTATGGGTTTTGTAGAAAAAAAGAAAAAGTCACACCGTGACCTGAAACTCCAGGGTTGCACGGTAACAGCGGTTTTCCGGAATATAGTCCTGCATTTCACTGACGGATCCCGGGGCCAGCAGCATTATGGCTTCACGGGCGTCCTGACGTATCTGACGCGCCTGCGTCACAGTCCCGGCATAAACGTCTATCTGCACCGACACTGAGGACTCCGCCTGCCCGCCCATCACGTCCGCCGACACCGATGAAATCAGRCTGAAAACCACCCACGGAAGCGCCACCGACGGCCTGTCATCCAGCAGGGGGACCACATACGGGTACACCTGCCCGCCGGCAAGATGCGCCAGATGAGGATACAAATCCGCCTCCGTCATCGTCTCAGTACCTCATCAATGGCCCGGTTCATCCGCGCAATCGCCACCTGTGCYGCCTGTTCACTGCGCACATCAAATGCCGGGCGCACAAACGGGTGCGGTGGCATATTCACGGTCCCCATTTCCACAAACCGCCAGTAGAAAGCATTGCGCGGGTTATCCGCCTTCATGGTGTTATCGCTGTTACCGGTGTCCGGATTAACACCMCGGATATGSACACCGGATTCCATCCCGCCATCGCGGGAGCACCGGGAAAGGACCACCACATTGCGGCGMAGTTTTCCCCTGCGTACCGGTGCCCGTGACACCACTTCTTCTTTCAGCACATTCGCACCCGCACGGGTTGCCTCACGCAGCACCCGGTTATTTTCCGCACCACTCAGAAGCTGCAAATCGCGGCTGATGTCCTCCAGCCCCGAAAAATCCAGCAGGGTTTCGATCATTTTTCCCCTCCCAGCCGACAGAGAATTTCCAGACGCCCGCCGGTCGCATCCGGCACGGGCAGCCCGACAACGTTCAGGATCCGGTCACGCCATGGACCACTCAGCACATGAAGTCGTGACGCTGCCGTGATTTCCCGGCCGGACTGACCGCGCACCCAGATGCGGATTTCCGCCTGCGCCATTTCCGCACCGGACTGCATCCGCTCCCGGCTGCTCCTGCCACGGATATCCGCATGAATTTTCCCGCATGACACCCATTCTTCCGTCATTTCTCCGGCAGCATTACGGGTTAACACCGGSTTCAGAACACTTATCATCTGTGTCAGACGACCTGCAGATATTGCCATTCCTCCCTCCTCATAACACCGTCGGACAACGCAAATCGTAAATCAGCACGGACACAGAAAACGGCAGTTCCCCCTGCACGAGGTCTTCCCGCTCAGCAAGATCCGGATTCCGGTACAGCATCCCGGTCAGTCGCATGGCAGCCCCCTTCATCCGGGTTAATGCCTCGCCCGGGATCAGCTCACCGTCCTCACGAATCACTTTATCCCGGCTACCCTGAATGTAGGCCAGCAGCACGGCGGTAGCCTGACGAACCTTGTCCATCAGCATGTCATCATCCGCGTCATGGTCAACACGCAGATGTGCCTTGATCTCTTCCAGTGTCAGTAATGCCGTCATTTTCCGCCTCCTGCATCCCGTCCACGTTTTGCAGCCAGGGTCCAGCCTGATGAATGAGCTTCTCCGGGTTTATCACCGGTCATACTGTTGCAGTGCCACAGCGAGCCCCCCCACGTCACCGTATCGCCGGGGTGGTAGGTTTCACCGGCTCTGAACACACCGCGGTAGAGCATCACCGGCAGGGAAAATGTTTTTTCCGTACACTGGCCACTGCTCTGCCGGATCACCACAGAGAACAACCGCTCATCCGTCATGCTGACGTCGATATCCGCCACCCCGTCAACCAGGCATTCCCATCCCCGCATCCCGTGCGTTTTTTCATACGCCCGCCAGAGTCCACCCAGGTGTGTGGCATACGTGCCCCGGGGAAAGGATTTTTGATCGTCAATAGCGGGGAGCACTTCCAGTGCCGTGGCATCACGCCCGTCCTGCGGAGCCGGAAGGGCATTCACCGCCGCCAGAACCGCCTGCTTCAGTACTTCCGGATCGTAATCACGACCATCACGCGGAGCAGGGATATGGCTTACAGCCTCTTTCACCATCTGCTCAAGCATCGGACGCACATCATCGGGGGTGATACTTTTGCCGTCCGCCGGTACCGGAATATTCGCAACCGCATCATTCACCGCCTGCTTCAGTACTTCCGGATCATAATCACGACCGTCACGCGGAGCAGGGATATGGCTTACAGCCTCTTTCACCATCTGCTCAAGCATCGGACGCACATCATCGGGGGTGATACTTTTGCCGTCCGCCGGTACCGGAATATTCGCAACCGCATCATTCACCGCCTGCTTCAGTACTTCCGGATCATAATCACGACCGTCACGCGGAGCAGGGATATGGCTTACAGCCTCTTTCACCATCTGCTCAAGCATCGGACGCACATCATCGGGGGTGATACTTTTGCCGTCCGCCGGTACCGGAATATTCGCAACCGCATCATTCACCGCCTGCTTCAGTACTTCCGGATCATAATCACGACCGTCACGCGGAGCAGGGATATGGCTTACAGCCTCTTTCACCATCTGCTCAAGCATCGGACGCACATCATCGGGGGTGATACTTTTGCCGTCCGCCGGTACCGGAATATTCGCAACCGCATCATTCACCGCCTGCTTCAGTACTTCCGGATCATAATCACGACCGTCACGCGGAGCAGGGATATGGCTTACAGCCTCTTTCACCATCTGCTCAAGCATCGGACGCACATCATCGGGGGTGATACTTTTGCCGTCCGCCGGTACCGGAATATTCGCAACCGCATCATTCACCGCCTGCTGCAGTACATCCGGATCATAATCACGACCATCACGCGGTACCGGAATGGTCCCCACAGCGTCATCCACCATCGCCTGCAGAACCGGATGTACCTCATCCACCGTCACATGCTTCTGTAATACCGCCGACAGGGAAGCCAGTTTCTCTTCAAACGCTTGTGCCTGCGCGGCCATCTTCCCCTCAAATGTGCGCTGTAAATCCGCCAGCACCGTGGAGAATTCTTCGCCCAGTGCACGAATAATGGACAGTTCCCGTTCCGTCATTTTCTCAGTATCCCCCTGAACATCGCTTTCACTGCATCATGCTCTGTTTCACTGATTGCCTTATTACCGTCAGATGCGCCGTCAGGCGGTTGCGCTAAGGCCGTTTTCCCGGTCGACGCGAACGGATCTTCACGGGCATCACGACGGGACAGCGCCTCCAGACTGTAGTTCTGCTGCTGAAGATACAGTGCATCACCTCCCGCAAGGGGCGGCAGGTTCTCACGTTTACGGGCCTCATTGGGCGTGAGAAGCGTATTTTTCACCGACTCACCCAGCGTTTTCATGCGCCGTTCGCTGTCCATTCTCAGCAGCGTGGTGACGTCAAACTCCGTACTCTCGTTTTCCCCCGTTTCCAGCGCCTCATCAAGTAACAGTTCAATGGACTCAATCAGCGTCTGCAGGCACTGGGAATAATACTGCTGCTCCAGCGCCTCCACGTTGTCACTGGAAGGTGGCTGGCCAACGCCAATCTTGTAGGCCGGGACACGGAACACCGAACAGACAATTTCAGCGGTCATCTTCAGTTGTTCCACCGTCTGCGCATCCACCGGTGAAAACGTCGTGGGGTTGTATTTTGCCCCGTTGCTCAGAATGGCCGTTTTCCCCGCATTTTCGCCGGTATACCCGCTGTCCCAGTTGCTCTTCAGTTTTTTCGCATTTTCTTCCGTAATACTGCCGGGGATCTCAATCACCCCGGACGGCCTGCCGCCATTTCTGAAAAAAGACGTCGAATTTTCCTGAATATGATGCCCCTGCGTGGCCGCCAGCCCGGCGGCATACACCGGCGGCAGCCCCACAAGCGGATGAAAAACAGTTAAACCGGTCGTGGATCACTTCCCGGGCAGGCACCGTCACCGCCTCCGTGATCCCGCAGTTCCGGTCCGGCGTGATGCGATAGAACACCTCGCCGTCATCCGCCACCAGAGGTTCAACCCGGCTCCAGTCCAGAATACGCAGTTCTTTGATCTGCCCCCGGGAGTTACGGATTTTCAGCACCACCGTATTGCCGTGACGCAGTTTGGCGTTCAGCCACAGTTCAAAAAACTGGATACGATTCTGCTGTGCATTGGGACGACGACAGAGACGGGCAATATCCCCCTGCCGTTTTTCACAGCGGATCCCCTGTGTATCCGTCTGCATCAGGCGCAGCCGCATTTTGGCGATATCCTGGGATATCAGCGAAATGCAAGAAAACACCGCATGAAAGGAGAGGACACTTTCCGGATCGGCTTTCACACCCTGCTGCCAGGCGCCGGCAAAGGGCTCAGCCACCGCCTGAAACAGGCTGGTCCAGCCCACCTCTTTTACATCACGTCCTGATTTCTGGTTTTTTCGGGTTCGCCGCAAAAGGTTCCACATTCGCCATGCTCCGCATCACGTTTCTTTTTCTGACCTGCCGGACGTCGCACTGTGATGTACTCCGCCTTCCCCAGGCGAACCAGCACCTCCGCACACGGCTGTGCCACATCACGGATATCCCCGGCCCGGGCATCATGCGTGCCCTGCAGATATCGGATCTTTGCCATAACCTGTTACGGGAGGCGCACGCCTCCCGTCCTCCTCATCAGACTCAGCCGCCGGACGCACTGCCGTAGTTCACTCCGGTGATCACCGCCACCGCCGCGGTACGGCGACGACGCCAGTTGATCCAGCGCTCCGCACGGATGGCCACGCTGCCTGTCTGGAACATGGAAACCAGCTCCACCGGGGACGGCGTGGTACTGTCGCCGCCCGGCTCATACTGCATTTCCAGTGATGCCTCACGGGACATATCCACTGCGACGCCGCCGTCATCCGCCAGATAAATATCCGGGGCATTCACCAGCACCAGCTGGTCACCCACGTACTGGGAGACAATCACCGGCAGCCCCTGGAAGGAGCCACCCAGCAGGGTCATGTCCGGGTATTCCTTCTGACCCAGCGCATTTTTACGCATGGACAGTGCCAGGGCATTGGTGCTGGACATCAGCCAGACCGCACCGGTGGGCTGCAGATTTGCTGCCACAAACTGGCCAAACGCCGCCTCTGCATCCGCATCCGGGTTACCGGTTGATGCCGTGCCCTTCACATCATGGGTGATGGACGCCGGGGAGACATCTGCCACTGCGGCTTTTTTCGGGTCCACAAAGTCTGTATCCAGACGCGCCACCACCGCTTCCGCCAGCGCATTACGGACCAGTGCATCAGCAGCCGGACTGGAAAAACGGATCAATTCTTCCGTCAGTACCGCAATGGCCGACACTTTCGCATGACTGAAGGTGATGGATTCAAAATCAAACTTCGTCAGGGGTCTGGCCTTACCCTCACCCACCCAGCCGGCAGCACCGCCGGACACCTGGGCGTGCACACGGATATTGAACGGCACCTGACGAAGTGCAGGGATCCCGCCCTGACCAAATCGCCCGATAATGGTCTGCGGACGCAGGTAATCAATAAAGTCCTGTGCGTATTCGTGATATCAGACAGGCTGCCTGCCCACTGCGGATCCGTGGTGGTCCCCGCGCCCACTGCCGATTTCAGGACATGATGCAGACGACTGTCATCCGGATACTGACGACGGGCCACTTCCAGGGCTTCAGATCGGACGCCTTTAGCCGCAGCCAGCGATTTGGCAAAGCGGGCGAAGCCAATCCCCTTATCCAGTTTCTGCTCCACACGGATCACCGGCGCAGAAGCCACCGCGGCCACATTCCCGTTACCGGCCTGTTTCACCGGCTGTGCCGTGGCGGCCTTACTGGTTTCCAGTTCACGCAGGCGCTTCAGGTGCGCATCCACCTGACGGATTTCCGCTGCGGTGTTGTCGTAGTGCTCTTCCTCCTCCACATCCAGCGTGCGCCCTTCCTCTGCGGCTTTGGTCATGACCTCCTCAAGGGAGGCTGCCAGCGCTGCACGCTTGTTTTCAAAACTTTTAATCTGTTCGCCAATATTCATTATGGTCTTTTCCTTATGAAAAACGGTTGTTGACTGTGCCGCAGCGCCGGCAGAAGATGCGATTTTCACCACCGGTTTCCGGTTGCCGGACGCGGCAGAAAACGGGTGGTCGTAAGATTTAATGGTCCGGATGGTGCATTCCGCATTCGCGGGCACGGTGACGGCAGACACCTCCATCAGTTCCCAGCGCAGAAAATGCAGTCCGCCTCCGTCCAGAAAGGTGTATTCATGGGGACGGAAGCCCACGGACAGCCCCCTGACCAGCCCGGTCTTAATGGCCGCCCAGACCTTCATCCAGCCGGGCAGCCAGTTGCGACGGCATATCCGGTACGGGCTTCACCAGTGTTGCCGTGATTTCCAGCCCTTCGCTGACCCGGCGTACCGTACACTGCCCCACCGGGCGGGAATGGTCATGCTGCCAGAGAAACGGGATCGCACTGCCAAACTCCGCGCCCTCCGGCTCCAGGATGTCACCATCCCGATCCGGAGAAGGCGTTGACGCAATCCCGGTGATCACCCGTTCATCCTCACTGAAGGATTTCACCGTCAGCAGGGAACAGGCCCGTTTAAGAGTCACATCAGCCTCCTGAAAATAAAAAAACCGCCGCAGCGGTTCGTGATGGTTACAGTGTGAACAGGGTTATATGAAAAAAACCGCATATTCTTTCTTTTTCGGTTCCGGGTTAAGGGACATCAGGGAGACCGCATTGAAGAGCGCCATCAGCGGGTCAATTTTTCCCCGTCCGCTGGCCTGTTTGGTGATAAGAATGGCGTTACCTTTAGGCTCCACCCGGGCATTGCCGACACACCAGGCCATCAGGGGCTGGTCACCATGCACCAGCACCCCTTCAGCCAGTTTGCGCTCGGTGGTTTTAATGGCCCCGCCCAGTTTCCAGCCCTGGCTTATCCCCACCACAATTCCGTCGGGGATCCCGGCTTCCGCCAGTGAATCCAGAATCTGCCCCACCCCTGACGGGTCAATACCGATATGGTCCAGTAACTCAGCCTCATGAATGCGACGCACATATTCCGCCACTTCCGCCGTGTCATCCCCGACACGCCGGACAATGGTCATATCTCCACAGGCAACAAGATCCTGAAACCGGGACGCCTCGCTCTTCCGTCGGACCACCGCGGTTTCATGCGCCCAGGCATGGCCCCAGCCCAGCCATTCGCGGGTCTCCCGGTCACGCCCAATCACATACATCCCCAGCAGATCATCCAGCCCTCCGCCGTCAATCCCCACCGTCACCACATCAGCACGACGCAGGATATCGTCCAGGCTGATACAACGGCCCTGCTCTTCCCAGAAATCAGCCCCCGCCCAGCGGTCAGAGCGCAGGGCAAGACCAATTTCCACATTGGCGTGTTTTGACATGAACCCCCGGAATGTCTCTTCACCGGCTTCCCGGGCTTTACGGTACTCCCGGTACAGAAAGGCCTCATCCACTGAATAGCCGAGATTCGGATTGACCATGGCGAGGTTTTCCATCAGCAGGTTAGCCCCGCTTTCCACCATTTCAGGAGGGTGTTCAAATATCACCGGCAGAAAGTGCGGATCATGAATTTTGCCGTCGCGCACATCCCGGGCGTACTGCAGTTTCTGTCTGAACACCCCGGCGGGCGGTTCATTCGACTGGGTGGTCGTATACACCACAAACCCTTCCGGGCGGGAGGCAAGGCCGCCTATGGCTTCACGTAACATGTCCTCCGCCTTGCACTGCTTGCCAAACAGCCACAACTCATCAATCAGCGTACCCACGGACTTGATACCGGACACCGTATTCGGATCGGCTGCCACCACCTTCAGGGTGGTGTCCGTCACCCGGTGGGTGATGGTCCGGATATGGGTCTGTACCTGGCAGAGGTCATCCAGATCATCGTCACGTCGTACCATATCCCGGGCAGGGTTGAAGGCGTTGGCCGCCACCTCCACAGTCGGGGCCAGAATCGTGTAACCCGCCGCCTGCCGCCAGTTCAGTAACAGTGCAGTCATCATGATCCCCGCGGCCAGCGTGGACTTCGAGTTTTTCTTGGGGATAAGGATAAAAACTTCCTTGATATGGCGTACACCGGTCTGCGCATCGTAGGAGCCAAACAGGGCCGCCACCAGGTCAAACACCCACGGTGCACAGGACTCCCCGAACGTAGGGCTACCAGGTGCATCCACAATCCGCAGTTGTTTAAAAATCGCCAGGGCATGTGCGGCCTGCTCCGGATAAATCGGAGCCGGAATAATCGACAGCCCCTTTTTCAGGCGCTCTGCCCAGTCCGGGCAGGCCGTGCTCCACACAGGTATCATCCGTTGCCCTCATTATCATTATTCACCACCAGGCGGGGTGGTGGTGGCACCGCAAAACGGTTAGCCGCTTTTTTCGCGGCATCACCTTTTGCCGATTTTTTCCCGGTATCCCCTTTTTTATGGTGCGTGAACTGCGCCAGACGCCAGGCCGCATCCAGTGCCAGTTTCGGATCAATGCAGAGGTTTTCCACCAGGATCCGCCCCATGGCTTTCACCGGATCGGGAAGACCATCCTCCATATATTCAATACCAGGAGACATCACCGCGGACGGTGGCATCTCCGGATTGTTTTCGTCCGGCTGTGGTATTGCAGCCGCCTCACGGCGACGGGGTTTATCCTCCTGCTCTGATTTTTTCTGCCGGTAAACAGGAACCTCATCCACCTCCACCGTCTCGCATTGTTTACGGGCTATAAACGCAAGCACCTCCGGATCTTTTGCCAGCTGCGAGCCTTTAACCCTGGCGGTCTTCGCCGAATAACCAGCGGCAATGGCTGACGCTGTTTTGTTTTTCCCGGACATGAGCGCCAGCGCAAATTTTCGTTTTTGCGTTGTCAGCACAGCCTCCTCCCGGGTCCAGAACGCACTCAGCCGGGTATGGTTCAGCCCATTTTTCCCGGCGTCTCATGCCGCAAATGTTAACTGCTGCCTGGTTAACATTTGCTGAAAAAGCCAGTTAACATTTTTTCCGCACAACAAACTGAATAATAAAGATAAAAACCGCAAAAATGCCCGGACAGCCAGTTAACATGTTAACTGCCCTGAAACGGGAATTTTTTCTCTGCGTGAGAGGGGGGGCGGTGTCCGGGGCGATCGTTTTTTTCGCCGGATGATCCCCCCCCGGGGCGGGTCACAGTCCGATGATATCGTCTGCCCTGCCATGACCTCCGGACACCTCCGGCAGCGTCGGGTCCGGCATACCACCCGCCGCTTCACGAGCAGACTTTTGTCGATGGCATTCGGTACAGAGCGTCCAGAGATTCGTCTCCTCATTACCACCACCGAACTGAAGTGCAATTCGGTGATCGAGTTCACTGTCACAGAGGTCAACCACACGACCACAGAGACAGCACTGTCCGGCATCCCTCAGCCAGATATGACGCTTGAGGGAAACACGTGCACTGCCACTGACACGACGCTGTTCCCCCTTCAGAATATTCACCCGTCGGGTGTTCAGAGTTTTGATTCTGCTCTGGAGTGTACGAAGCTCAGCCATGTAAAATCCCCGTCATATGGCAATCAGTAAAGGAAATAAATATGTCATCGAAAAACCGGACCCGCAGAACCACAACCCGCAATATCCGTTTCCCCAATCACATGATTGAACAGATCAACATCGCCCTTGAGCATAAAGGGTCCAGTAACTTTTCAGCGTGGGTTATTGAAGCCTGCAGGAGAAGGCTGGCAACAGATGCAACGCATCTGCGTACGGCCAGCATGACAAATAACGAGAAATGAACGTTCGGTTTCTTCCACCATCGTACCGGACAGGCGACTATGAGGGGACAACGCCGCGCTCCGTTAACGCGGTAAACCCCGGTGTGTATCGTTTTTGATTATCCCCGCACACTCGCGCAGAGGAGTCTCCCTGTCGGGCTGCGGTCTCTGTTAATGAGGGAATACAGCGACGATACGGCGCATCAGCAAAACTTAGTTCAGGCACTGAGTGCGGATATAGTCCTGTGCCCCTTCCAGCTGCTTCTGCATTGTCATCAACCGTTCTCTGAGGATGAAATAATCCCGTTCAGCGGTGTCTGCCAGTCGGGGGCCGGTTGCATTATCCACGCCGGAGGTGCCGGTGGCTTCACGCACGGTACCGGAGCAGGTGGCGTTGATCCGCAGGCGCTTACGACCAGCGGCAACATCAGCACGCAGAGTTTCATTTTCAGCTCTCGCATCGGCTAATTCCCTCGAGTATTTTGCATCGAGCGCAGCAACATCGCGCTGGCGCACCTGCATATCAGTAATGGTTGCGTTTGCCAGCTCCAGCTCTCTGGCTTTTTTATCGCGCTGCGCTTTGTAGGTGATGGCGTTATCACGGTAATGGTCTGTTGCCAGCCACAGCGCACCACAGACCACCAGCAGAATAACGGTAAACGCGGAAAGCATTCGGTTTATGCTCACCCCACCAACCCTGCCGAAGTCAACGCCATCCAGGTTATGGAAAGAAAAAGAGCAACCAGCATTAGTGAAAATGAAATACCGACGATTACACAAAGGCCCTTCGCCAGCATTATGAGTTTGTCTGACATCTTTACCTCTTAATAGCAGTAATTAACCGGGCAACCACCCATAAAAACGGAATCAGCCAGACCAGCAAAAATTTCCAGTCCATTTTTATCATCTTCATGCTGCGGTAGCTCTCCATGCAGCAAGCAGACCAGCAATCCACTGAACACCTTTTGGGGTGAATTTAACCTGCGTAAAAGCATGACCATTGCCCGCCTCGCCCGTTTTCACGCTAAACCGCCCCGCATCCAGGTGATGCGAGTAAGGCGTCATTTTTCCAGCGAGGCGATACATTATTCCGTTCTCCAACAAAAACAGCCGGAAATCGGTTTCTTTGATACCGAGTAACTTAGCAACTTCCCGGAATCCCATCAGACCAGATGCTTCAACATAGTTATCAACAAATTCAGCCTTCGGCGCTGCTATTGCCAGTTGATTTTCCAGCACTGCTTTCTGTTCAGCCAGTTTTTCCGCAAATCGCAACGCCTCAGGTAAAGTCCGGGGGATCTGAATACCATGCATCGCTTTGAGTCTTGCCAGCACAGAACGACGAACGGCCTTTGACTCCCTCATGCCAACGAGCATCATCTGGTCAAAATCCAGATCATAGTATGCCGTTCTTGTCTGGTTATTGTTTAACCGGAATTTTTTTCCGGTTCCATCAAGCTCTAGCTCATCCTCAATTTTTGCAAGAAACTTACGCGGTTCATGAGGGACTTCTCCGGCTTCTGCCCGGGCTGGATTAATAATGTTATTCAGAAAATCCAGACTACTCATGGATATTTCATGATCGACAGAAATCATCTCTTTCATGGTTGATTCCTTTTAGTGATGAACCCTGCGCACAGGAATAACCAGCCCAAAGAGGGTTAACCAGACCACTGCCGGTTATCCACCAGGGCTCATCCTGAAAGGTTCTTTGGTTTATTTACGCTTGTGCGAAGCGCAGAAATGACAAAGGCACCATTACGGTGCCTCTGCGTGAAATAATCTGCCTAACTTTATTCACTTACATTTTGCCAGTTCGCAGGATTTCGTGTTATCCGCCCGCGCTGGCCAACGTCATTTTTCAGCAAAATATTCTGCTTATCTGTCGATTCCCCAGCACGCCAGAGCGCTCTCCTGGTCACGACGGGATACCTGACCATAACAGTTATTTGAGCGAATACGGCAGTCTCTGCCACCGTCCTTAATCCACCAGCGAATCGCTTCGCAGGCACCTTTTCGATCTCCTGCATTAATTCGTTTATAAAACGTCGACGGGAAACACTTACCTGGGCCAATGTTGTAAGGACAGAATGACGCAATACCCGCTTTCTGGGGTTCAGTCAGTGGCACTCTGATGTTTTTCGCCACCCATGCCAGCGCCTTATCACGTTCAATGGCGTTAACCTGGTCGCATTTTTCCTTCGACAACTTCATGCCCGGAACGACAGGTTTACCATCCACCAGGATGGCACCGCGGCAGATGGTCCAGATACCCGCGCCATCACGGTATGCCGTGGTGTGGTTACCTTCCTTTTCATCCAGAAACTGGTCGAGGATTTCAGGCGCAGGCGCACCTGCGGCAATCAGCGCCAGAACGGCAGCCGACAGGCCGTATTTGATTTTGGTGTTCATGGATATTTATCAGGGTTTATCGATTTCAAATCCCTGGATATGTTAAGTCTTCAGGCCAGCGGTGGAGTCTTCAGAGAACCAGTAATTATTCCCGGTAGTTTTCCTCTGTAGGTTATCAACACATCCTGCGCCTCTAAAATGATGGGCCGCTTTTCCGGCAACGGACCATCCCCTTCACATAACCCGGCAGCAACATCCATGAAAAACTGCTTCGCCTGCTTTTTCGCCTCCGCTTCGTAAAACTCCAGCGTGGCACCTTCAGTACGGTCAAGACTAATCGCCACATTTGGCAACAACAGTGACGGATACCCACCAATTTCCAGTGCCACAGTAACAGTAATCTTATCCGGGTAATTATTTATCCCTTTAACAACCAGTTCGTATTTTTTCTTCATCGCTTTACTCTCCCCGCGCCGCCTTACGCTTATCTTCTTTAATCTTGAAATAAAGGTTAGTCAGATACGTCAGCAGGCCAAACAGCAGACTCCCCAGCACACCGATTGCCACCCACTGGGACGGAGAGACTTTGTCCAGCAGCTGCAGTAACCAGTATCCCGTCCCCACCGCTGACGTGGTGTATGACACACCCGTTGTGATTTTTTCCATCTGATGTATGTCTCCGTCACCGCCGACAGAAAATGAAAGTAAAGAAAAACAAAAAAGCCGCCAGTGTCACCCACTGACGGCCAACGCCAGGAGCCGTGATTATGGCATTCAGGCTCTGCTAAAAATGCCAGATAACATTCCGACCACCTCCTGATTCAGGTTATAAATGACACAATATCTTGACAACATCCGTCACTATCTGTCAGAAAATGTACTGCCAGATATAAGTATCATGTGAAGTACATCTACCCGTTTTAGCCAGCGTCCTTCAGAGTGGGCGCTGGCTTTTTTTATTATGCTGCGGGTGCATTTATCTCCAGCACCAGACTTTCTATCTCAACGCCATACGCTGCATTTTTTGTAACATCCGTCAGCGTCAGCGCATTCAGCCCCAGTGTCAGACTGTCTTTTATGACCTGGAATGCCGGGCCAGCCACTCCATTCAGTTTCGGAGTAACCGTGGCACTGCCGGCGGTGAACACCAGCTCCAGCGTCTGCCAGTCGTTACCGTAATCGCCGAACTCCCCCAGCTTCGTGTTTCCGGCTTTCCTGTGATGCATCAGATTCACTCTGCCGTCAGTGGTCTGAGTAAAGTACGACATCAGGAACGGATTACCGGTACCCGTCATCGCCACACCATCAGGAACGGGAGCGTCCGTATACAGATAAATCCCCAGCCCGAACTGATTGTTGGTCAGTGCGCCTGACAGGCGGAACTTACAGGTCAGTCTGCCGCCCTGTGTCAGCAGGGTAATTGTGTCATCCACCGGATGCGTCAGGGACCAGGATTTATTGCTCTGCTTGGCGATCTTAAATACACCATCTGACAACTGAATTCCGCCATCCTTAATGCTCCAGCCCTGCGCAGCAGCCTCTCCGGCTGTCGGCAGCAGGGAGATTGTACGGACGGATGTATCTTCAGACGGCCCTGATGGTGTGTCATCGCCGGGAGAGGGTTTGATCTCCGGGGCTTTACCGCTGATGAAGGCGCTGGTTCGACCAACTGCGTTCAGAATAGCAGTTGCCAGACGATCAGGAATAATGCCCCTGCGCGCCCATGAACTGAAATGTGTCGGACGATTTGACGATACCCAATTACCATTACTACGGGATTGCGCGCCGTAATAACCTGCATCAGCAATATCCGGGTCTTCTGCCGGTAAGTTGGTGGGCGTGTTGTTGCCGTTACCATCAGTCAGGAACGGCACAAAGAAAACGTTGTCGTTCTCCCTGTTTTTATACGCCCCGTAAACGGTGTCGTACTGCGTGCCGTAGGTGTTTTTCCAGTAATACGTCGTGTCACCACAAATCCACGGCACATCTGCAGCACTGCCACCATGGCACTGCGCGTTAAACACGGAGAGGTCAGCACGAAACTGTGTCAGCATGGCTGTAAACAGCGCAGGTTGCTGTGCGTGGGTGGCGGCGCTCATGTCAAACTCTCCCTGCATCCAGCACACCGCCAGCAACACATTTTTCGGGTTCTTCTGTAATGCAGCTTTGGTGCGCGCAATCAGGTCCTGATATAACGGTTTACCCACACCCCAGCGTGCCGAATCCTGGCTGGCCCCCGTGTCCGCACTGAATGTCCCCTCCGCGCCCTGGGTGAATGCCGAACCACCACGACAGCATGGTACCAGCAGGATCCCCGCGTTATTCGGGATATACGGGAGCAGTTTTTTGGCAATATGTAACCCCTGGCCGACACAGCCGTACTGCCCTTTGCTCAGGTCTGCCTTCGGATGATTCAGCGTACTCATATCCTGCACATCATGCAGGCAGTGGTCGGCCGGAATAATATCGTTATATCTGCAGGCAGCCCCACCCGGCGTCACTGTACTGCGGCGCGCCAGCTGTTTAATGCGCGGATCCGGAGCATCGTATGAATCCGGCAGCGGAAGCCCTTCACCGTAAGCCATGGCATTGGACTGCCCGGCCAGTACGATGACGTAGTACCAATCCGGCTCAGTTGCACCACTGACCACCACATCACCTTCTGCTGTAATCGCCTGCATCAGGGTATAAGGGGTTATGGCCACCGGACTACCAAACGGCTGCCAGCCCTCTTTCAGTTTGTGTGTCAGCTTTTCCGCAAGGTCTGACGGCGACGCCGCCCTGACAACATCATAATGTTTAATCGACATCGAATTTCTCCCGTGTACAGGAACAGAGTTAAAAAGCCGGAACCGGAATCAAATTACAGGATGGCCATCTGCCAGTGGCTGGTCGTAAAAAAAAGGCCACGCCATGCGCAGCCGGAAATAAAGGGATAACGATGATAGTTTGAGAAAAACAGAAACAACACTTTTGCGGCAAAGCATGGTGCCGGGTGCCTCCCGGTGAATTCAGTATCAGCACCTGAATCCGCGATTATCCCATATACCTGGTTGCTGATCGCCCCTCCGCACAGGGGGATTCACCATGCAGTAGTATTTTTAATAAACAGCAAATAAAAAAATCAAGCATTATGCAGGCTGTTTCTTTTTATCACCGGCCACAGCAATACCACAATGCCGCAGACCAGCACCCCATCCGCCAGCACCGACATGATTCTGCTGGTGAAATCCACCATCACCACCAGAAACAGCAGGAGTGCAGCCACAGCCAGGCGCAGTTTTACCGTCACTGGTGATTCTCCAGACGAAGACCCAGAACACCGGCAATCTCTTCCAGCACCTTGCGCTCTTCCGGCTCAATTTCGCCGTCTGCCTCCGCAATGGCCACCGCCACATCCAGCACATCTTCCGCTTCACGCGTATCGTGTTTCACATCTTCAATTTCACGCAATGCCGCTCGACGACCAATTTTAAAGTTCGTATCCAGCTGACCGATAATGGTTGCGCTAATCGCATTAATTTCTGACGTAAACGCGGACAACGCAGGCTGGTTACGCAAGATCTGCTCGATCTTCGCTTTCTCTGAAGCCTCACATTCACCATCTGCATAGGCCACCAGATAGGCAGCATTAATAACCGCCTGTGCCAGATCACGTTTCTCAAACTTTTTAATTTCCACTGCCGCTCGGCGGGCTTTTTTACCAAAAATACCAAACATCGTGACGTTCCTTTGGGTGGGTGAGCCAACGCCCGGGAGCGATCTGCCCACAGAGAAAGTCACACTGACCACTCCGTAAGCTCACCCCCGAAAGGCTCTGTGGTTGATATGCGCCGGGCGTGGCGCGGATACAAAAAAGGCCGCCAATAGCGACCTCAGTTACGGGATTATTCTGGGGTTAAACGACTGTTACTCCCCCCAGACAAAATCATCACTTCCTGTTCGATGCGAGCCATAGTGAACCTCGTACTTATCTCCCATCTTTCTTGCTTCCATTTCTGCGTCTTCCTCTGTCGCAAAAACCCCAACAAGATGCCAGGGCGAGCTTCTTACCACAGCCCAACCTTTAACCCATCCTTTGTTGTCCTTATCTTCCATTAACACTTCAGAAACAAACATATTTATCTCCTTGTGGGTACCCAGAGATATTTTATGATTGCTCCCGGTCAGATCAATAAAGTGGCTTCAATTTTGCCTTAATGATCAAATCAGGGTGATTGACGGAATCGTACACCACCTCAATATTTTCATCCGTGGCGTCGATAAGATATTCTTTTACATAAGGACCTGTTGATTTTCCATGAAATACATCTTCAACAAGTACACTCTCCCCCTGAACAACACGAAAACTAACTTCTGTTTCGAACGGACCAATCGTCACCATCAGTTTTTTCACATAGCCTCCTGATAAGCACTCGATTTATTAGTTAATGGTGTAACGCAGATACAAAAAAAGGCCCGCAAAAGCGAGCCAAGTAAATAAATATGGCGCGTTGTACTGGATTCGAACCAGTGACCGATTGCTTAGAAGGCAATTGCTCTGTCCGACTGAGCTAACAACGCATGATGCTGATAATGGACCGCCATCGGGGACTTGAACCCCGCACAGCCAGCTTCGAAGGCTGACGCTCTATCCCGATGAGCTAATGGCGGTATGTGATGGTGGCCCTTGCTGGATTTGAACCAGCGACCTGGCGATTATGAGTCGCTCGCTCTCACCACTGAGCTAAAGGGCCGGGCGCAGGATAATAACGGTACGTAACTAATTCTGCAATATCATCCGTTCTGACTGACTACATTCTGAACTTCCCTGACCGTCTGCTCAAAACGCCCGCTCTCCAGCTCAACGCCAATTGCACGACGCCCCAGCGCCATTGCTGCTTTGACGCTACGGACATAAAAAAGCCAGCCACTGGGGGAGGCTGGCAAACTCGTAGAGCAAAATGCTGTTACGCAAACTTCGTTACAGGGTTATCCTGCAATACTTAAAATATACAATATTTAGAAAACTAATAGTGCCATATGCGATTTTTAAGATTTTGTTATTAATTGCTGTCGCACCTTTCTAAGGGGGGCAGGGTAACCCACAGAATTCCGGATACAAAAAACCCGCGCATCGGCGGGTTAAGCAGCGTGGCAATGTAACCATTCTTATCATGATATGAGGATTTTTACGATTGTAAAATGTTTTTTAACTGACACCAGAATCATCATAACCGCGACTTGTTATAGCTTGCCTGTATGCGTTCATTTTGCGTTCTGCGTACTGAACAACATCTTTAATGACAAGCTTATGAACAACTGAAATAAGGTCATTTATATAACAAAAGTCAGGTGACTTATTTTTCACTGGCAACCAAATAACATCGTTCTTAATTTTTCTATTACTAACACTATCCCCCCATGAATATTTATGTGAAATAGACCTATAAATACATGAAATAATGCCCAAATAAGCAAACTTTGTCCTTCCATCCTCATTGTTAACATAGAGTCGCAAATTATGACTGTCGTTTGAAAAAAAGTCTCGCTCCTGATAAGTTACAACGAATGTCTTACCACCAATAAAAATACAGTTCCCTTTTTCCAAGAGTGAGTCATCATAGGCGATATAAGAACTAACAGAGTTATTATCACGGCTAGCACAAAGATAAGGAACATCCCCACTATTTTCTATGATGTCTCTAGACAATATGTTTCCTGTATTGCACACTGAGAATAACTCAGTAACAGGAAAGCCTGAAAATTCAATATTTTTAAAATGTTCCAGGATAAGATAATCTTTTTCCGTTAGTTGGTAATCACTCAGCCCAGCAGCTATCAGGTATGCTTCCAGCTCTTCTATATGGGCCGCTTCCAGCTCTTCTATATAATTATCCATAAAAAACCAGTCAATTTCATTATTTTTCACTGGTAATGAGATGAAATATTCTCCATCTCTGAGTTTGGAACTCGATAACTGTTGACCATAATTAAAACGCCCCTTTAAAGCTTTATTAATCATACTGGCAACATACAGTCCGCGCTTTGCATTAAAGTCGGACTTACTTGATTTTAATGTAAGAACATGCACCTTCATTTCTACGCTGGCACAATAAGGATGATAAAAAGCATCTCCAAAAAAATTAACGCTTATAAAATTTTCATAATGCCTTGCATCATCCATAAACTCGGTATCAAACTCTCCGATGATACCGTTTTGATCGCTCTTTGCTGAAACACGTTTGATTTTGCCTGGTTTTAATCTTCCTGAGGAGATAAGCGAGCCTGTGCTCACATAGAACAAATCGCCAATCCTGAACTCTCCCCACTCAACGCTTCTTAATTTATCGCTGAGCGGGGAATTTACTTTCCCGCAAAATTGTTTTCACCTTGTTTTTTCAGTAATTGCGAGACCTCCCATGCAAGGTAATCACCTACCGTCTTTTTGAAATCCTCCAGCGTTGGCCTAGCATCTACTGGCCTGGTCTGATTCCAGTCCTCACCACTATCAGGATCGATTGTTCCCTCAAAATATTCATCCTCCGTAAAGATATTAAGGCAACCTTTCCCGAAGTGAACCAGATCCACAACCTCCTGATAACGCTCTTTTGCACGATCGGCATCAACAAGATTGTTTCTTGCCTTTTTGCGATTAGAGCGAGCGTAGCCGTCATTGGAAAAGTCGATAAACTTAACAGCCTGTTTCGCGTTATGCGGAATTTTTACCTGAAAAACGTAAATATACGTCTGAACGCTTGATTTACCAATAAACAGATCCGCAGGCATTTTGATGCTTGCCAGCAAGGTATTTTCCTTGAGTATTTTTTTGTTGTACTCCGTAGCCTTTCCTGTGCCAGCTGAACTCTGGATAATCACTGCAGCATAGCCTTTATCCATCATCGACAGCGCCTTCTGCACGAAAATCATGCCGTTACCTTTAGCTGAATACGGAGGATTGAGAATAAATGCGTCCGCAGGGAATTTTTCTCCTGTTTTCCCAAATCCATACTTGCCGTCAAAATCGGCCAGCGAGTCTTTATTGAGGATATTCGAGCTACCATCCCCCATCAAAATCATATTCAGGATGGCCAGCATATAAATACTGGATAACACCTCAAGGCCAAGAAGCTGTTCAGCCTTGATTTGCGCTTCCTTAAGTTGTAGTTCGTTCGGTGAGTGAATATTTTCTCTGGCGTCAATGAGCATTTCATTCATTGCAGCCACAAGCAATCCCGCAGAACCTGTAGCAAAATCCCACACATAGGAATCTTTGTTTACTCTGGCGAGTCGTGCCAGCAATGTGGCAACATAAGGTGGTGTCAGAACGACGTCATTGAGCTTGTCCTGCGTAAATCCAAGCCAGCGATACATCTCATTAAACAGTTTGCCCGTAAAATCGGTGGTCAGTCCAATTTTGTAATACTCCCCAAGATCATCAACAACTTTAACAAACACGCGCTTTAACTGGCTTTCACCGTTGACTGGTTTGTTAATGTTTTCAGTCCACAGCGTATTTTGCAACGAGCGCAAAATCATTTCTCTTTTTGTTTCAGGAACAGCTTTCAGCCTTAAAAAATTCCTTATTTTCCTGAAAATAATATCACCATCACGCAAGTCCTCCTCCGTTGAAGAGGTCAGTTCTTTTTTATCCAGCGGTGCTAACTTTCCCGGAATCCCCAACGTTGCAATAACGGTAGCCACAACAAGGTAAACACGATCGCTTTCACCAAGCCCCTTTTCATTCTGGTAAATATCGTTATTCAGACGGGAAAGTCGCGTGTCTATCTCTTCCTCTTTGCTGGCCTTGATTTTTTCCAGTTCTTCGGGAGGAAGATTAAGCAGCTTTATCTTGTTGAGAAATCCATCAACATTTTTGTCAGCAAGGAACGATAAGTCGGTGAATTCACCAACCTTCTGTCCGGCTCCTAAATTATTCTTTGATACGTACCACACGCCGATTTCATGATGCAGTTCGCCTGTACCATCATCGCGCCAGCCGGTCATACCAATAGCAATAATATCAGGGTAATTGGTGAACTGAAGAAGTGCGTTGGCATAATGGACTGCGCCATTCACCGCGTATCCATTAATATTTTTAAAATTCCATTCTTTTCTGGCATCTTTGTTCTCAATAATACCGTTGCTGCCAAGTCTGATAAGCCTGTCCTTGTAGCCTTTATACTCGATGAGAACGGGATACTGCTTGCCGTATTTGTCCTTAACAAGGAGTTTTACGTCGGGACGATTACCGCCTGCGCCGCCATTTTTCGAAAAATAAGCGTCCAGTGCGTTATCGATCTCTCCGTTAAGTGATGCATTCTGCAACTTGTAATCAAGCCTGTAAGATTTAAGCCATGAGTTCGCCAGTTCGGTAATTTCCGGCTCAACAGATTTTACAGACTTTCTTGATTTACTGCTGGTCGCTGGTCGCTGGTCGCTGGTCGCTGGTCGCTGGTCGCTGGTCGCTGGTCGCTGGTCGCTGGTCGCTGGTCGCTGGTCGCTGGTCGCTGGTCGCTGGTCGCTGGTCGCTGGTCGCTGGTCGCTGGTCGCTGGTCGCTGGTCGCTGGTCGCTGGTCGCTGGTCGCTGGTCGCTGGTCGCTGGTCGCTGGTCGCTGGTCGCTGGTCGCTGGTCGCTGGTCGCTGGTCGCTGGTCGCTGGTCGCTGGTCGCTGGTCGCTGGTCGCTGGTCGCTGGTCGCTGGTCGCTGGTCGCTGGTCGCTGGTCGCTGGTCGCTGGTCGCTGGTCGCTGGTCGCTGGTCGCTGGTCGCTGGTCGCTGGTCGCTGGTCGCTGGTCGCTGGTCGCTGGTCGCTGGTCGCTGGTCGCTGGTCGCTGGTCGCTGGTCGCTGGTCGCTGGTCGCTGGTCGCTGGTCGCTGGTCGCTGGTCTGGCAGCATAAAATCATCCTTTTATGAAAATCAACGTTTTTTGAGCACTCGCACACAAAAAATTACCGCATTGGTTGCAACGACAACCTGCATTTTGCGGAGCATATGACAAATAAAGTACGGGTGCGTTGAGGATGCCAGACACATCAGAGGTGGCGGGAGATTACTCCCCTGCCTGGTCTCTTACTTCTCAGATTCGTAGTCTACGAAGACAGCGACCTCCGTCTGGCCGGTTCGGATTCGTACCTCGCAGAAGTCTTTCCTCGTTACCAGTGCTATCACTACGACGGTAATACAGATGACGATCAGGGCGATTAACATCGCCTTTTACTGCTTCATAGCCTACTTCTCCTTGCCTTTCGGCACGTAAGAGGCTAACCTAAGTTTGTAAGTCATAGATTTGGCCTCAGATTAATGTTAAGCGTCCTGCAAGACGCGTAATGTTAACTGGGGCTTTTCTCTGTCTGCCTTACGGCTGCATGCCCGAGGCAGACAGCCTCAAGCACCCGCAGCTATTCTACAGTAAAAACTCGCGCTTTCAATTTCCCGCACGTCCGGCAAACTGACTGGCCTGTGATCCTGATGGTTCACGCTCAACGTACCTGTCCATTTCCAGCTTTACTCCCTGCATGATCAACATCCCCTCAATAACACCTTCTGCTTTTTGCAGTACCCGCCCGGCCCAGCAATCAGAGCGCTCATGCTTACGGCCCAGTGACATAAGCGTCATCCCGAACACATAATAATCATACAGAAAATCATGCAAATCGCTGTTGTTGACGTTCAGTTGCGCCATGCAATTGCTGATAATCAGCGCATCGTCATCGGTACACTGAGGCCGTGATTTAACCTTTGACGGGATCAGCCCCTTAAATCCGGCGGCAATGGGCGACCAGCTCACATCCTCATGATTATTGGCCACCCATGCGCCCCAGCGTTCAAGCACCTGCTGAATATCACGCATCAGAGTCTTTACCCTTATCCCATCCACGATGGACCATAAGGACACCGTTGACGACGGCGTGCCGTTTGCCTTCTTTATCGCCAATATATTTTCTGACCGTGTTGCGACTACAGTTCAGTATTCTGGCTACCTCGGTCTGATTTTCATATGCCTCAACGAGCATGTCAGGAATGGTTTTTACTGTGAACGTCATGCGGCCTCACTTCTGCTGTTTCGCAGGTCTTTAAGTTTCTGCTGATACTTCGCCTTGATCGCCCTGCATTCTTCGACAGTCCAGCGATGGCGGTTATGGTTTGATTCGATTTCGTCTACTGCTTCCTGCCCGATGCGGCTAATCAGTTCGACGCGATACGGAACGAGATTTCCGCTTTTGTGCTGGTTGCACACCACGCATTGCTTGTGAATATTGCGTTCATCAAATCGGAGTTGAGGTGCCGCAGCAGTTGTCCGGTAATGTCCGGCATCCCACTGAGCAGACGTGAGCGTTCCGCACGAGATACATGGTAAGTCGCGGTCTCTTTCTCTGACGAAGGCGTTTACGGCTTGTTGGGCTTGTTTAATCCAGTAACTGCGGGGCTTTAAGGCGAGTTTTCGAATCTTCAGTTTATCTTTCTGTTTCTGCTCCTCTCGTCGTCGTTTCTTCTCTGCTGCTTTTTCCGCTTTTTCGCGTTCTTTACTTCGTCGTTCGAGTGCTAATTGAGTTCCGTGTTCCGGGCAGCACCACCACTGATTTGAGAATGCCGGGTGAAACCATTCCTTGCATATTTTGCATTTCCTTCGCGCTGGTTTAGCCATTAAGCAGCCTCCCCTGTTACTTTCAGCATTCCGTTATCGAGCAGCTTTCTGGTCAGCCACTGTTGACCACGCCCGGTGATTTTTGTGGTGAACGATATCTGTATTCCGTGATTTGTATTGACCGCTGTTTCTTTCACTGTGAAATAGCCGCGATCCATATATTCCTGCATTGGCACATTGCGCCGGGAACCTGAAGCAATAAGGATTTTGTGTTCGCGCATCCACGCAAACAGTTTGTTTGGACCAATACCAACAACCTTTGCATAGTTTCCAATCAAAATTCCACTGGCCTCGCCAACGCGATCGGCAAACTCAACTTTAGGTGCGGCAATTGCGAGCTGGTTTTCCAGTTGCATTTTCTGCTCAGCAAGATCAGCAGCAAGGCGCAACGCTTCTGGTAGAGTTTTGGGGATATTAACCGCAGCGTCTTCAAGCTCTCGCCAACGGTCAACAAGACGAGCGGTGAATTCCGGCGACAACTGGGCAACGACAATAATGCTGTCTCGCTTACCTTGTTCGCCTTCGAATACATACACACGAAAACTTTGATTTAAGCCTAACCCATTGATTCTTCCACAATCCTCAATTTGAGGATGTCGGATAACACCATTTTTAGCCAGCATTTCGATAGTACGTTTCACATTGTCATGACGCTTACCTGTAAGCTCAGAGATTTCAATGCTGGTCATTTTGATGACGTTGCTATTTATCAGCTCGTTCATTGTCATGTCCTCTCATATTGAAAATTCACCAATAAAAAACCCAGCCGAAGCTGGGTTTGTTAAGTTGTCAATTGTCAGTAGCGATGTAGTGAAGGAGGTAATTCTTTGTTCTTAAGCCTTACCCATGCGGAAAGATTCGTTGGTCCGTCTGGCTCATTAATATCAACATCTCGTGTGTGATTGATTAAAACGTCTCTCGCCATTCCAATAACATACGAGAACTCATGACCGTAGTCGTAACATCTGCCGGAATAGTTCGATTGAATTTGCTTTAGCGCTGGATACAATTCGCGGAATAATGCCTGTGAGCGGTTAGCATAATCCCACAGCCATACAAGGCTGTCTGTTTCTTTTGCGGAAAGCCCGTTGAGCTTCTTCTCTTGTTTGCCAGTATTTTTCTCGCACTGGCTGAAATAGCAGTCTTCCAGTTTTTCGAACACTTCCCACGCCTGATCGGTTTCGAGCATTTTGGCGTGACGGGCTGCTCCGCGTTCTGTCCAGAGGATGAGGGAGCGGGCTTTCGGGGAAATTTGTAACCCTCTTAAAGATGGTTGCAAATTTTGTGAGTTACTTAAAGTAACCCGCAAATTTTGTGAGTAGTTTAAAGCTACCCGCAATTCTTTAAGGTCATTACCAACAACTTTGAAAAAGTGTTTCCCTTCAACGAAGCGTACTTTGTTCTCATGATGATTCTGGCGAATACGCACCGGCTCAGTGCCGTAAAGCTGCGCCAAAAGTTCGGTGGTAATAACAGGAATCTGGTTATGGGTGATCGGGGAGAGAGTTTCAACAGAAATTTGAGTTGTCATAATGACGCCCTCTGGTGGTTTCTTAATAACTCACCACCGACGACGCCAATCGTCTGGTGGTGAACTGTGCAGGGTTGGCGTAACCGGGAAACCGACCGGCGCGGATCTCTCCGCCCCCACACAGCCCACCATAATTCAGATGTGCGCGTGCATACGACAATAAAAAACACGCTCGCGGCGTGTATCTGTCGCGGTCTCTATCCAGGACGCCAATCCCGACGCCAGATTTTGCTGGCGCGTGAGGAATATAGCCCCGAATAAATCATCGCGTCAATCACCTTGTTTTCCTCGCACGATGTCTTAGCCACCGGATATCCCACAGATGAGCCGTGTAGTTGAAGGTTTTTACGTCAGATTCTTTTGGGATTGGCTTGCGTTTATTTCTGGAGCGTTTCGTTGGAAGGTATTTGCAGTTTTCGCAGATGATGTCGGTGATACTTCTTCGCTGTCGCCTCATGCCGCCCTTCTGACGCCCTGCCCGATCGCCATCAATGCCGCTTTGGATACGGTAGTAAACATCCGTCGAGGACTGATGAACGGTCGCCAAATCAGCAGCATGGAACCTTTGCTGTTTCCCTTCTTCTCCAGCCCTGTCGATGGTTCGATAAAATTAATCCGTCCATCAGTGATAATGCGAACTTCGTCAACACTCTCCAGAGCCTTGCTGAACCATCCGACTGACATATCCTCTGGTACAAGCATAACTACCGTCTGTCGCTGTTGTATGCACTGCTCAGCGGCTTTTTCCACCCACGGCCTGATATTGCTGTACGGTGGGTTATTCCAGATTGCACCGTGGCTTACCCACTCAGAATTGAGCGCGTCGTCGGCCTCAGTTAGCCAGTGAGCACACAGAGCATTTTTGTCGCTCGCTGCCGAATCCAGCCAGAATCCAAACTCAATATCCAGTGCATCAAAAAGCCAAAGCGGCGTTTGCCAGCAGTCCTTGTCGTGTGCTGGCGTATTTGATTTGATAGTCATGCAGCCCTACCTTTTCGTTGTGACCATTCATACTCTCGCCGGGAGTCATCACTCCACCGCACGTTGCGCTCTGAGCCGAACCAGAACATGATTTCGATAAGCTCAGTCATGCTGGCCTTCCGCATTTTGCTGGTACGCACGCCAAGCATGACAACGCCACCGTCGATACCAGGCACACTTCGTTGCTCCAGTTTTTTGGTCTTAAGCCACAGGGCAGTGAACAGGTCTTTCCAGTCTTCCGGCGCCAGCCGTTGACCATGCCATAGCACCTGACGCGAAACATCGTTCAGCATCGGCCACATACGGTCATTCTGCGCTTTGCTGCGCCTGGGTTCTTTAACGTGGACTTCGTGGGGTGACTTGTCGTCGATGGGTAGTGAGAGAATGGCGTCTATGGCGTTATTTCTGATTGCTTCGTTGCGAAGCAGAAAGGTTTGCTTCATCTCCTGCTCTCCGGTTCCATTTTTCAGCCGCCGCAGCAACTGATGGTGCCCATGCCCCCCTGGCTTCACAGAGGTCACATTCTGCATAGCCCCACACATCAATATTTATTCCGGCCTCAACCCACAGACGAGCATTACCGCCGCAAAACGGACATTCTTTTAGCTTTGGCTGGGTTAATGATAGGTCGCTCATGCTCACTCCTTCACTTTAAATCCAGACTCCGGATAATTCTGTTGCGCTGAAACTCATTGTTGAGTTTGAACAACCGTCGAAGAACACGGTCACGCGGATAGCGTCGTGCGGCAGGTGAATGCTCATACAACTCATCAAGCGGCAAACTGGACGATGAACGATACCGATACCAACGCACCAACTCTTCACGAAAATTAGCCCTGACAAGCTCAGCTATCGTACTCATTTCTTAAAGCCTCCAATTACTCTTCCTCAAATAAAAAGGCCTGCGATTACCAGCAGGCCTGTTACAAGCTCAGTGATGTAGATGGTCATCTTTTAACTCCATATACCGCCAATACCCGTTTCATCGCTGCACTCTGGCGACACTCCTTAAAAATCAGGTTCGTGCTCACCTTTCCTTCCCGTTCTTCCCTGGTAGCAAACCGGTAATACACCGTTCGCCAGACCTTACCTTCGATAACCAGAAGACCTGCCCGTGCCATTTTAGCCGCGGCCTGATTTATGCTGGTTACTGTTGCGCCTGTTAGCGCGGCAACGTCCGGCGCACAGAAGCTATTATGCGTCCCCAGGTAATGAATAATTGCCTCTTTGCCCGTCATACACTTGCTCCTTTCAGTCCGAACTTAGCTTTAATTTCTGCGATCTTCGCCAGCGCCTGAACATGATTTAGAGGTCTGCCGCCCATGACAGGAAGTTGTTTTACTGGTTCAGGGATCACCTCACCACGATTAATTCTCGCAGTCATATGGACAAGCTCATCTGCGGCCTTGCGCCGTAATTCCGCGTCAGTCAGCGCATTGGCCCGCATGTTCTGGTACAGGTTGGTAACCAGCCAGTAGTGCGCGTTCGATTTCCACGGATAAGACTCTGCATCCGGATACAGGCCTCGCTTCCGGCAATACTCGTAAACCATATCAACCAGCTCGCTGACGTTTGGCAGTCCGGCGATAACGGATGCTTCTTCCCGGCACCATGCAACAAACTGCCCGGGTGATGGAAGAAATGGTCGATTCTGCCGACGGGCTACGCGCATTCCTGCGTTAACCTGTTCCATCGAGGTGATCCCGTTTTCCCGGAAAGCCAGAACCCACTGGCGGCGGATTTCATTCAGTTCGTTCTGGTCCCGGTTAGCCAGACTCGCCGGGAAAGTTGCCAGTAACTGGCTGAACACACCGTTGATGATCTGCGCTACCTGTTGTACCTGCGGCTTTTCGTCGTACTGTTCCGGCATGTTGTTGGCGATCAGACGCATCTGCTCACGGTCAAAGTTAACCATCTGTGCGGCGATGTTTTTCATAAATCCACCCCGTAAATCCAGTCAGTGTTTGTCAGGTCGAGTTTTGGTTTTCCAGCTGTCACGCCAGCCTGTTGCTTGTTACGGTTGATTTCGAGTTGGGTCCACTTGTCGCGGAGTTTGGCCGGACTTAGCACGTTACCGGACCAGAAGTTGTCCTGGCATGCCCAGCGGAACAGCACGCACATGTCGCGGTGGTTACGTCCGTCACGTTCACGCATCAGGCGGATATCGTTAGCCCACCCTGCAAAATTCGGTTTTCTGGCTGATGGTGCGATGGTCTTCACCATGTCAAACATCCACTCTGCGGCGGTCAGGTCTTCTGCTGTTCCCCACTTGCTGCCGCTCTGAATTGCAGCATCCGGTTTAACCACAGAAAGATCGTTTTCTGGCTGGTCAGAGGATTCGCCAGAATTCTCGGACGAATAATCTTTTCTTTTTTCTTTTGTAATAGTGTCTTTTGTGTCCCCCTGTTTTGAGGGATAGCAATCCCCTAATTTGAGGGATGTTTTATCCCTCGTTTTAGGGGATTTTCCCTCGTTTTGAGGGATGTCCCTCATTTTAGGGGAACCTCCCTCGTTTTGAGGGATGCACCATTCTGAGATGTTTTTATTTGGTCCAAACATGCCGCCTTGCTGCTTGATAATATTCATTCTGACGAGTTCTAACTTGGCTTCATTGCACCGTTTGACAGGTAACTTTGTAATCTCGCTAAGTTGAGAATCGGTGATTCTGTCCATTGGTTTATTCCACCCATAGGTTTTACGCAGAATGGCAAGCAGCACTTTAAACTGTCGCTTGGTCAGATCTGCGCCTGAATAAGCCTCAATCAGCATATTTGATAGTCTGGCGTAACCATCATCGAGATCTGCCACATTACGCTCCTGTTCGGCAAAGTTACCTCTGCCGAAGTTGAGTATTTTTGCTGTATTTGTCATAATGACTCCTGTTGATAGATCCAGTAATGACCTCAGAACTCCATCTGGATTTGTTCAGAACGCTCGGTTGCCGCCGGGCGTTTTTTATTGGTGAGTCCATCAAGCGCATACTTAAAAGCCCTGCTAATCGGACTGATGTCTGATGCCATTCCGAAAGCACACAAGACCGAAGCAATAAATCTCCAATCCGTTCTGCTTATCTTCGATTCATGACAGCCAATCATCTTTGCCAGACCGCGCTGGGTAAGCGTTGACAGGTTGATGAGTAAATCCGTTTCTGCGCGATCAACGTCGCGCTGGGATAGTTTGCTGTAACTTGTTTGTGTCATTTCTTAATATTTCCAATAGTGAATAGTTAGTTGAAAGGTATGCGTGGAAACGCATATGGCCTTAGTTGGTCAGATATATTGGGACTCGCTTTGTCAGCGACGTAGGACGAATGTCCATTGTGAAAATAGCGGTGTTACTTATGCAGTTGTTTTTTTGTTACTTGGAAAGGGCTTTACCTCTTCCGCATAAACGCTTCCATCAGCGTTTATAGTTAAAAAAATATTTCGGCCTGCATGAATGGCCTTGTTGATCGCGCTTTGATATACACCGAGATCTTTAGCTGTCTTGGTTTGCCCAAAGCGCATTGCATAATCTTTCAGGGTTATGCGTTGTTCCATACAACCTCCTTAGTACATGCAACCATTATCACCGCTAGAGGTAAAATAGTCAACACGCACGGTGTTAGATATTTATCCCTTGCGGTGATAGATTTAACGTATGAGCGCAAAAAAGAAACCATTAACACAAGAGCAGCTTGAGGACGCACGTCGCCTTAAAGCTATTTATGAAAAAAAGAAAAATGAACTTGGCTTATCCCAGGAATCTGTCGCAGACAAGATGGGGATGGGACAGTCAGGCGTTGGTGCTTTATTTAATGGCATCAATGCATTAAATGCTTATAACGCCGCATTGCTTGCAAAAATTCTCAACGTTAGCGTTGAAGAATTTAGCCCTTCAATCGCCAGAGAAATCTACGAGATGTATGAAGCGGTTAGTATGCAGCCGTCACTTAGAAGTGAGTATGAGTACCCTGTTTTTTCTCATGTTCAGGCCGGGATGTTCTCGCCTGAGCTTAGAACCTTTACCAAAGGTGATGCGGAGAGATGGGTAAGCACAACCAAAAAAGCCAGTGATTCTGCATTCTGGCTTGAGGTTGAAGGTAATTCCATGACCGCGCCAACAGGATCCAAACCTAGTTTTCCTGACGGGATGTTAATTCTGGTTGACCCTGAGCAGGCTGTTGAGCCAGGTGATTTCTGCATAGCCAGACTTGGGGGTGATGAGTTTACCTTCAAGAAACTGATCAGGGATAGCGGTCAGGTGTTTTTACAACCACTAAACCCACAGTACCCAATGATCCCATGCAATGAGAGTTGTTCCGTTGTGGGGAAAGTTATCGCCAGCCAGTGGCCTGAAGAGACGTTTGGTTAAGGCCAGCAACGGATCACAACAAACACATGGGGCGGCGGATTAAGGGTGATGGAGAATCGAAATAAGTTGAGGTCAACATGAACACGTTCAGCATAATCGCGATACCTTTTTTTGCCCTTTCAGTGGTTCTGTTGACTCTTGGCGCTACCAGGAAGAACCAAGCCAGCTTCATCGTTGGCGGCGTGTTTATGGCGTCATGCGTGGTTAATGCCATTATCGGCATGTCTCTTTGAGCGCTATGAGATCAGGCATCCTCGTTACTTTGTCATGTGTGACAGCCTGGTATGCACTCTGCGAGCTTTGATGTGGTTTACCACTTTAATAGTCACCGTATCACTAAACTGATTAGCTTTACTCATACTCTTGTGGATTCGCTATTTCTGATGTCAATGCAAAAAAATACTAAGGAAACAAAAAGGATACTTATGTCAGATAACACTATTAAAATCATACCTCAGCACATGACCGCCACATCAGTTCTTATTACGCCTGATCGTGCTGAAACAATCATTACTTTTTACCGCCATGAATTTGAGCATCACATGCAGTCTGATGAGCAAGGAAAGAATAGCTTCCAAGTAAAAGTTGAGTTGATCCCTAACATGTCAGTCTCAATGAGCCCGGATCAAGCTGTTGCATTAGTAAAATCATTACAGGTAGCTCTCAGGGATAATGGGCTATGGAAAGACTGAAGCCAGTTTCTTCAGTTCAACCTACCTCAGGAACAACATCATCAGTTCTTCCAAGTATTATAGTTAGTGCAACCCTAGCAGCGACAACCGTTTCTCCTTATGGGGATCCATCTCAGTACCAAAGTATTGGTATTGATGCTAAGGTATCAAATAGAGTTTCATACGCCATGGACGAAACGGGTTTGCGCCCAAGTAAGGAAGATGTAGCGATGAAGAGTGATACCCTGGAGGTAAGCGTGAGCGGAATGTCCAGAGAAGAACTTGACGCAAAGCTTTCACAAAACAAATCAGAGGTAGAGTCTATTGCTGCGGAAATGCGTCGCGAATCAGCTGACTTTAAAACCTATTATACTCAGCAATTTTCTTCTATTGAGAGAGGTATTGCTGAAATTAAAGGTGAAATCGGCGGTTTGAAAACGGGACTTACAACGACTCAGTGGGCGATGGCCGTTGGCTTGACTTTAGTTACTGTGATTCTGTCTGGCGTGATGTTAGCCTCAAGTTGGATTATCTCCGGCAATGACAAGTCACCATCAGTAACCAGCCCGGCTCCAATTATAATACAGGTACCGACACAGCAACCATTAACGAGCGCTCCAACTAACCAATCGTCATCACAACAAGCTCCTAAGCAATAAATAAACCCGGCCACCGCGCCGGGTTTTCTTTGCCTCACGTTCGCCCCAAAACACATAACCAATTGTATTTATTTGAAAATTAATAGATACAACTCACTAAACATCGCAATTCAGATCTCTCGATCACCTCCCAAGCCACACACCCCTGCAAAAAAATAAATCTATATAAAAAACATACAGATAACCATCTGCGGTGATAAATTATCTCTGGCGGTGTTGACATAAATACCACTGGCGGTGATACTAAACACATCAGCAGGACGCACTACTCACCAGGGCGGTGAATATACAACGATTCGAATATGAATCTACGGCGCTGACAAAGCGCAATAACCAAAGTGAACTTTGGGGTGTGGTGAAGGGTTCATGGACGGGAATATGTCGCACGTAAAGCGGCGAGGCCTGCGGGACTATTGCCGAATTGAAGTAGGCCGAAACAGGTCGAAATGGGTCTCCCACCTACCACACCACCAAAGTTCATCAGGAGGTCTATATGACACGCAGAACTCAGTTCAAAGGCAATTCACGTTCTCGTCGTCGTGAGCGTTTAAAGGCAAAGGCATTAGCTAACGGCGTGCTGGCCCGCGAAGAAGCAATAAGTTCAGAAGTATTACACCGCCCTACTCTAAGCAGAGCGCAGATTCAGGCTAAAGGTACTCACGAAACGCCTGAGCGCATAGAAGACGCTAAGCCAATTAAGTTCATGGCACAGGACGTGATCTGGCAACAGAAAGAATACAGACGCAATCTGGAGCGAGCGGCCATTGTGTACGCGAATGAGTTTGGACATAAGCAACCAGAAACTGGTGTATGTCTTCCAAACGTAGCCATTTACGCGGCAGGCTACCGGAAATCCAAACAACTGACGGCGAGGTGACTTGTGTTGGTCGCCAGAAAATGAAATTAGGCAGCAAACCACTTATTTGAGGTGAGATATGACAAAATCATGGAGCGTACCTTTTCCTGAATCAGAAACTGAACATGATGGAATGCCTGTTTTCTGGAGATTCCAGGCGACAGTTGAAGAAGATGGGATAAAAATATTCGCACTTCAATATATAGCTTTTCATCAGACAGAGCATTATGCATGGTTGGTTCCTGCGCATTGGATTGTTAATTTTAAACCAGCACCAAATCAGTGGTTACAGGAATGGAAACAAAGGAGAAATAGATATGCAATTAAGAAAGTAGCAAAAAATGCAGAAAGATCTTTTGCATTCCCAACGAAGAAACTTGCCATTGAGAGTTTATTGCACCGGAAGAAATACCATTTAATGAGAATCAAACAAGATTTGGCTGTTGTATCAACTCTTGTTGATGGGATGAAGAATATTGATACATCAACACCAGATATTGAATATAACTTTGGACACAACCAAGAAACAGAAAACTGGGTGTTTTATTAGTACGAATAAGCACTGTGTATTCATTCCAACGAGTGAATACACGGAGCAATGTCGCTCGTAACCAAACAGGAGCCGACTTGTTCTGATTATTGGAAATCTTCTTTGCCCTCCAGTGTGAGGGCCTTTTTATATGCATACCAATAACGCTTCACTCGAGGCGTTTTCGTTATGTATAAATAAGGAGCACACCATGCAATATGCCATTGCAGGGTGGCCTGTTGCTGGCTGCCCTTCCGAATCTTTACTTGAACGAATCACCCGTAAATTACGTGACGGATGGAAACGCCTTATCGACATACTTAATCAGCCAGGAGTCCCAAAAAATGGATCAAACACTTATGGCTATCCAGACTAAATTCACTATCGCCACTTTTATTGGCGATGAAAAGATGTTTCGTGAAGCCGTCGACGCTTATAAAAAATGGATATTAATACTGAAACTGAGATCAAGCAAAAGCATTCACTAACCCCCTTTCCTGTTTTCCTAATCAGCCTGGCATTTCGCGGGCGATATTTTCACAGCCATTTTCAGGAGTTCAGCCATGAACGCTTATTACATTCAGGATCGTCTTGAGGCTCAGAGCTGGGCGCGTCACTACCAGCAGATCGCCCATGAAGAGAAAGAGGCAGAACTGGCAGACGACATGGAAAAAGGCCTGCCCCAGCACCTGTTTGAATCGCTATGCATCGATCATTTGCAACGCCACGGGGCCAGCAAAAAAGCCATTACCCGTGCGTTTGATGACGATGTTGAGTTTCAGGAGCGCATGGCAGAACACATCCGGTACATGGTTGAAACCATTGCTCACCATCAGGTTGATATTGATTCAGAGGTATAAAACGGATGAGTACAGCACTCGCAACGCTGGCAGGGAAGCTGGCTGAACGTGTCGGCATGGATTCTGTCGACCCACAAGAACTGATCACCACTCTTCGCCAGACGGCATTTAAAGGCGATGCCAGCGATGCGCAGTTCATCGCATTGCTGATCGTCGCCAACCAGTACGGCCTTAATCCGTGGACGAAAGAAATTTACGCCTTCCCTGATAAGCAGAACGGCATTGTTCCGGTGGTGGGCGTTGATGGCTGGTCCCGCATCATCAATGAAAACCAGCAGTTTGATGGCATGGACTTTGAGCAGGACAATGAATCCTGTACATGCCGGATTTACCGCAAGGACCGCAATCATCCGATCTGCGTTACCGAGTGGATGGATGAATGCCGCCGCGAACCATTCAAAACCCGCGAAGGCAGAGAAATCACGGGGCCGTGGCAGTCGCATCCCAAACGGATGTTACGGCATAAAGCCATGATTCAGTGTGCCCGTCTCGCCTTCGGATTTGCTGGTATCTATGACAAGGATGAAGCCGAGCGCATTGTCGAAAATACCGCATACACTGCAGAACGTCAGCCGGAACGCGACATCACTCCGGTTAACGATGAAACCATGCAGGAGATTAACACTCTGCTGATCGCCCTGGATAAAACATGGGATGACGACTTATTGCCGCTCTGTTCCCAGATATTTCGCCGCGACATTCGTGCATCGTCAGAACTGACACAGGCCGAAGCAGTGAAAGCTCTTGGATTCCTGAAACAAAAAGCCTCTGAACAGAAGGTGGCTGCATGACACCGGACATTATCCTGCAGCGTACCGGGATCGACGTGAGAGCTGTCGAACAGGGGGATGATGCGTGGCACAAATTACGGCTCGGCGTCATCACCGCTTCAGAAGTTCACAATGTGATAGCAAAACCCCGCTCCGGAAAGAAATGGCCTGACATGAAAATGTCCTACTTCCACACCCTGCTTGCCGAGGTTTGCACCGGTGTGGCTCCGGAAGTTAACGCTAAGGCTCTGGCCTGGGGAAAACAGTACGAGAACGACGCCAGAACCCTCTTTGAGTTCACTTCCGGCGTTAATGTTACTGAATCCCCGATCATCTATCGCGACGAAAGTATGCGCACCGCCTGCTCTCCCGATGGTTTATGCAGTGACGGCAACGGCCTTGAATTGAAATGCCCGTTTACCTCCCGGGATTTCATGAAATTCCGGCTCGGTGGTTTCGAGGCCATAAAGTCGGCTTACATGGCCCAGGTGCAGTACAGCATGTGGGTGACGCGAAAAGATGCCTGGTACTTTGCCAACTATGACCCGCGTATGAAGCGTGAAGGCCTGCATTATGTCGTGGTTGAGCGGGATGAAAAGTACATGGCGGGTTTTGACGAGATGGTGCCGGAGTTCATCGAAAAATGGACGAGGCACTGGCTGAAATTGGTTTTGTATTTGGGGAGCAATGGCGATGAAGCATCCTCACGATATATCCGCGTAGGCACGATCACTTTCGTCTACTCCGTTACGAAGCGAGGCTGGGTATTTCCCGGCCTTTCTGTTATCCGAAATCCGCTGAAAGCCCAGCGGCTGGCTGAGGAGATAAATAATAAACGGGAGGCGATATGCACAAAGCATCTCCTGTTGAGTTAAGAACGAGTATTGAGATGGCACATAGCCTTGCTCAAATTGGAGTCAGGTTTGTGCCAATACCAGTAGAAACAGACGAAGAATTTCATACGTTAGCCACATCCCTTTCGCAAAAGCTGGAAATGATGGTGGCGAAAGCAGAAGCAGATGAGAGAGACCTGGTATGACAACCACTGAATGCATTTTTCTGGCAGCGGGCTTCATATTCTGTGTGCTTATGCTTGCCGACATGGGACTTGTTCAATGACACCTCAGCAAGAAAACGCCCTTCGCAGTATTGCCCGTCAGGCTAATTCTGAAATCAAAAAAGCCAGACAGCAGTTTCCGGATAAAAACGTCGATGACATTTGCCGTAGCGTACTGAAGAAGCACCGCGAAACGGTAACGCTGATGGGATTCACACCGACTCACTTAAGTCTGGCGATCGGCATGTTAAACGGCGTCTTTAAGGAACGGTGAGCATGAAAAGCAAAATCATCAGGGAGCTACAGGCTCCTTTTTTATTGTTCGCATTCACCCTCAAGCGTATTAACCAACAATTCAGGGATTAATGGAAGATGGCAGACATCATTGATTCAGCATCAGAAATTGAAGAATTACAGCGCAACACAGCAATAAAAATGCGCCGCCTGAACCACCAGGCTATATCTGCCACTCATTGTTGTGAGTGTGGCGATCCCATAGATGAGCGAAGACGCCTGGCCGTTCAGGGTTGTCGGACTTGTGCAAGTTGCCAGGAGGATCTGGAGCTTATCAGTAAACAGAGAGGTTCGAAGTGAGCGAAATTAATTATCAGGCACTGCGTGAAAAGGCAGAGAAAGCAACTAAAGGAAGCTACATCGTAGGGCATACATCTGTTAACCAGCACGGCAATTTAACAGGAGTTTTTGTTTGCCAAAAATGGAAAGGAGAACCCGGTGGCGTGATTGCGGAATGTCATGTTAACTGCCTGATTGAATCAGATGCTCAGGCTTATGCAAACGCTGAATTCATAGCAGAGGCTAACCCGGCTACCGTGCTGGCACTGCTGGATGAACAGGAAAGAAACCAGCAATACATCAAACGCCGTGACCAGGAGAACGAGGATATTGCGCTAACAGTAGGGAAGCTGCGTGTTGAGCTTGAAGCAGCAGAGAACAACCTTATTGATAGCGAATGCCATGTTGCTGAACTGGAAGAAGCGCTACGCGATAAGCAGGCGTTACTTGAAGCCTCAGAAAAGCGCAACGCAAAATTACAAAGCGAGAATGCATACATCCGCAACCGGTACAAAGAACTGGACCTGTTAATCGGGAAAAACATTCTGGTCATGCAGGCTGCCATTATCGAATGGCAGGCAACTGGCGACGCTAAGAGCGGACTAGCATGGATTTATAACACACTGTTTGGCCCTGGCGAATTACCGGACGAATCTGAGAAAGATGCTCAGGCCTACTTTAATCGCAAATATGCACCGATTGACGAAAAGCTTATGGCGCTTCACAAGTGGTTTTGGGAACAAAGTGAAGCCGAGCGCGCCGCTGGCATTCGCATCAAAGGAGAGTGAGATGAACGGACAAATCTCAATTGTTCGACCGGGAGCATGTGACGATTGCGAGATACSAATGATTATTCGTCTGGCGAGGGGGAAAACAATAACTGCTCTCATTACTCCAGAAAATCTCGCATTAGCATTAACCGGAAAGTCAGACCTGCCAGTAGAGCTAAAGCTGCGAAATGTTGAGATTAAGGTGAAATAGCTATGACCACTATTACCAAAGAACGCCTGCTGACAATCCAGCAGTGGCGCGAAACATACGGACCTGGTAGCAACGTTGTACTGCCAGCAGAAGAAGCGGAAGAACTGGCACGAATTGCACTGGCATCGCTTGAGGCAAAGCCGGTGGCGTGGAAGGTAACCTTCACGCAAATTGACCGTGAATATAACACGTTCACTGGTATGTATTCTGACAAAGCAGAAGTCGAACGGTGGGTGCGGCTGCATAAAGCATGTAATTTTCGGGCAGATATAACACCGCTTTATACCGCCCAGCCAGTGCCGGTAACTCCGGATGCCTGGATAAGCTGTAGTGAGCGAATGCCAGAAATGGGAGAGCGACAATGCTATGTGTTAGCAGCTGACTTTAAAAACAACTACCCACCAAACATCCCCAACACTCAGGTCGGCGTATATGGCGACTGGTTTAATGATGGCAATCCCACTTGGGATGACGGTGATGGCGAAGACCTGTATCTCAAAGAGGTAACCCACTGGATGCCGCTACCAGAACCGCCGCAGGAGGTTAACCGTGGCTAACCTGCAACTTGCCGTCAAAGGTGAATAACAATCCTCGCACTCGCGGAGATTTCTTTTATACGATATAGGGGAAAAGGTGTGGTTAACAATATTGCAAATCACTCTTCGTTTCCGGCTGTAACAATCGACAGCCAGATGCTGTTGAAAATGGTCAATGAAGCTCGCAAGTTATGTGGAGAGCCATCAGTACGTAACAACAAATTCATCGAGAAAATTGAGGATGAATTGGAAGGCGAGACCTACACAAAAAGTGTAGGTCGGAAAAACGGGGCTGACATTGATGTTATCTCCATGACTATCAAGCAGGCGCTTCGTGTTGCTGCTCGCGAATCTAAAGCAGTTCGCCGAACACTTGTAGACAAACTTGAAAGTATGCAGGAAGCGCACATTAAAAGCGGTAAATCAGCGAGTGGACTTGTTGAGTATCGTCAAGCGCGAACACTGAAAATGACGGTTGAAGCTGTTACCAATCTGTTCGATTTGATGCCAAATCTTGCGCCGGAAGCAAAGCAGACTGCTGCGGCAAGCATAATCAACCCGCTCGTTGGTTTTAATGCAATACCTCTTCCGGCAATAGAAGAGCATTACTACTCAGCAGGGGAGGTCGCAGAGCAGCTCGGAGTAACGGCAAACAAGATTGGTCGCATTGCTAACGCAAACAACCTCAAAACTGAGCAGTACGGGAAGTTCTTCCTGGATAAATCTGCGCATTCCAGCAAGCAGGTTGAAACATTTCGGTACAACGAGGCTGGAGTGCACAAAATAGAGGAACTCATCGAAGGAGAGCGAAAGGCTGCATGATTTTGACAAGATAGTTTTCCCCAAATGTGGGGAAAAGCCCGAATGGCGCGGCTTACAGCAAGATAAGGCCTACATGATTTGACAACACCGCATTAACGGGGCTATATTCCGCTTCATGGTGCTGAACACACCTTGCAAAGCGGAAACCGCACCCGTCAGTCATGCGGCTTTTTTATGTCCATTTCTCAGATATGGTCGGGTAGCGCGTATACCGAAAAACAGCCGAAAGGTTAAGGATACGGGCCGACTTTGCACGGTGTTCAAGTACCTGACCGCCCTGCTGAACACAGGGCTATCTGAACAAATGCAAAGGACATAAAAATGACCAGTCAACTCATCCCCGTATTCAACGGCACTATCGCCAACGAAACCACTCTTCTCGTTAATGCTCGCGATTTACATACTTTTCTTGGGGTAGGTAAACGCTTTGCATCGTGGATTACAGAACGCATTGCTGAATATGGTTTCGTTGAAAATCAGGACTATATTTTGGTTTCCCCAAATCGGGAAATCAAAGGTCGAGGAGGCGATCGCCGTAGCAAATACTATCACCTCACCCTCGACACAGCCAAAGAGCTTGCGATGGTTGACGACTGCGTCCAATACTGACTATACTCCGCGCCGAGGCCTCGAAAACCTCCCAAAAGCGGATTAAACCAACCCCGTCAGTGTTGGATTTTTTATGCCTGTTATTCAGTGATAGCACAGTGTGCGGTCACATCCCCGATCAATGTCGGGAGGGCGACGAATACAACACCCGCAAGGGGAATAAGTCCGCGGTATCTTTTGGGCCGTTTCGAGCCTCCCGGCACCACATCTTGTGGTGGCATTTCTCGAAAAAAGCCAAAGGAGGTCATCATGACCACTCAACTCATCCCTGTGTTTGAAGGTACAATCTCAAATGAACCTACGCTTCTGGTGAACGCGCGTGATTTGCATGGATTTTTAGAGGTAGGTAAAGATTTTTCTAACTGGATACGGGCCAGGCTAAACGAGTATGGATTCGTAGAAAATTTAGACTACATTCTATTTTCGCCAAATTTGGCGAAAACTCCAGGCCGCCGCCGCAAGGATTACCACCTCACCCTCGACACAGCCAAAGAGCTTGCGATGGTTGAACGTAACGAAAAAGGCCGCCAGATACGCCGATACTTCATCGCGTGCGAAAAGAAACTTCGCAACATGCAGCCGCAGATCCAGCAGCAATTCACAGACGAGGAAATCATCCTCCTTTGCTACATGCAGGTACAGATGGAGAATGCACAGGACATCTGCAAACGCCTGTACCCGATAATGAAGGAACTTAACTCATCATACGCGAGTAAACTGTATGACATTGCGTTTGAGACCATCTACATGGTGACGAAGAACAGAGACGCGCTACTGAGGGAGGTAACACGTCTCGACATGTCAAGTTCCGTTATCCAGCGGGCCATGCCAATGCTGAAAAGCCTGCGGGCAAGACAATTCGAGTTTTAAGGCCAGATTTGACAAATCCGCATTAACGGGGATATATTCCGCTCCATGGTGCTGAACACACCTTCGAAAGCGGAAACCGCGCCCGTCAGTCATGCGGATTTTTTATGTCCATTTTTCAGATATGGTCGGGTAGCGCGTATACCGAAAAACAGCCGCAAGGCTAAGGATGCGGGCCGAACTTTCGACGGTGTTCAAGTACCCGACCGCCCTGCTGAACACGGGGTGATCTGAACGAATCGAAAGGACATAAAACTATGAGCACTCAACTTGTATTCCACAATGTTCAATTCCAGACCGTTCAACGAGATGGTCTACTGTGGTTGTCTGCCCCCCAAATAGCCAGCGCGTTACAATATGCAGATCAAAGCTCGGTAACACGCATCTATGCCCGTCACGCAGATGAATTCACAAACGGTATGACAGCCTCGGTCAAATTGACCGATCCTAAAGGGGACAAGCAAGAGACTCGCATCTTCTCATTACGCGGCGCTCACCTAATAGCGATGTTTGCTCGAACTCCAATAGCAAAAGAGTTTCGTCGCTGGGTATTGGATATTCTGGACCGTGAAGCTGAAAAAAGCGCTATACCGCCACAACCTCATATTCAGCCTCAATTCACAGCAGAAGAAATCATCCTCCTTTGCTACATGCAGCTCTGGATGGAAAAAGCCCAGGACCTCAGCAAACACCTGTATCCCATTATGAAAGAGCTGAACTCCTCATACACGAACAAGCTGTATGACATTGCGTTTGAGACCATCTACATGGTGACGAAGAACAGAGACGCGCTACTAAGGGAGGTAACACGTCTCGACATGTCAAGTTCCATTATCCAGCGGGCCATGCCAATGCTGAAAAGCCTGCGGGCAAGACAATTTGAATTCTGAAACTAAAGGAGCTTCGGCTCCTTTTTTGTTGGAGAAAATAAACCAATACTCGCTCCCTTGCGAGTAATTGCGGAGACTTTGCGATGTACTTGACACTTCAGGAGTGGAACGCTCGCCAGCGACGCCCAAGAAGCCTTGAAACAGTTCGTCGATGGGTGCGCGAATGCAGGATATTTCCTCCTCCGGTTAAGGATGGAAGAGAGTATCTGTTCCACGAATCAGCGGTAAAGGTTGACTTAAATCGACCAGTAACAGGTAGCCTTTTGAAGAGGATCAGAAATGGGAAGAAGGCGAAGTCTGAACCGCCCCGGGTTTCCTGGAGAGTATTTTATCTGTGAACTCAGGCTGCCAGATCATCGTTTCCGATGGAAGCATAATAAGCTTTTTCTGCTTCTGCCGGAGGAGTATGGCCCAGCCTTTCCAGCAATCGTCGATTGTTATACCAGTCCACCCACGTGAGTGTGGCCAGTTCCACTTCTGCACGGTTTTTCCAGCTCTTACGGTGTATTACCTCCGCTTTGTAAAGACCATTGATGCTCTCCGCCATCGCGTTGTCATACGAGTCGCCTGTACTTCCTGTTGATGCCAGTAATCCGGCTTCCTTAAGCCGCTGTGTGTAGGCCAGCGATACATACTGAGAACCTTTATCACTGTGATGGACCGTGCCGGACGGTCGACGGGCCCATAACGCCTGCTCCAGTGCATCCAGCACGAATGTCGTCTCCATGGACGATGAGACCCGCCACCCCACAATGTATCCGGCAAACACATCAATGATGAACGCCACATAGACGAAGCCCTGCCATGTGCTGACGTAAGTAAAATCAGCCACCCACAGCTGGTCAGGTCGTTCTGCCACGAACTGACGGTTTACGCGGTCGCCTGCGGCAACGGCTTTCCGGCTGATGGTCGTACGGACCTTTTTACCCCGGAGAACACCGGCAAGTCCCATAACCGCCATGAGACGTGCCACAGTGCATCTGGCCACTCTGATACCTTCCCGTAACAACTGACGCCAGACTTTACGCACACCGTATACCTTGTGATTTTCATCGTATACGCGCTGTATCTCTTTCTTCAGCCAGTCATCGCGCTGCGCACGGGCACTGCGTTTATCCGGATGATGTCGCTGTTGCTGACAGTGGTAATACGTTGACGGGGCAATATGCAGTTCACTGCATACCGGTCCGACCCCGCACTGCTCACGCAGCTTATCCAGCAGTGGCATTATTTTTTCCAGAGGCGGTCGAACTCCGCCTTCGCAAAATAAGCGGAAGCCTGGCGAAGGATATCGTTACTGCGGCGCAGTTCACGATTTTCACGCTCCAGCTCTTTCAGACGCTGACGTTCAGCGGTGGTGAGCCCTCCATCACCGCCCCCGGTATCCCGCTCATGCTGGCGAACCCAGACACGCAGAGTCTCCGGCGTACAGCCAATCTTTGGAGCAATGGAACAAATTGTCGCCCATTGTGAGTCATATTCGCCCTGACTTTCCAGAACCATACGGACTGCCCGTTGACGGACTTCAGGGGAAAAACGAGTATTTTTAGTCATCCTGTTTACCTCTTTCTCAGGAAGTTTAGTCTCCAGGATTCCCGGGGCGGTTCAGTCATGAGCGCCGGGATTTACCCCCTAACCTTTATATAAGAAACAATGGATATTACTGCTACAGGGACCCAAGGACGGGTAAAGAGTTTGGTTTAGGCCGAGACAGGCGAATCGCAATCACTGAAGCTATACAGGCCAACATTGAGTTATTTTCAGGACACAAACACAAGCCTCTGACAGCGAGAATCAACAGTGATAATTCCGTTACGTTACATTCATGGCTTGATCGCTACGAAAAAATCCTGGCCAGCAGAGGAATCAAGCAGAAGACACTCATAAATTACATGAGCAAAATTAGAGCAATAAGGAGGGGTCTGCCTGATGCTCCACTTGAAGACATCACCACAAAAAAAATTGCGGCAATGCTCAATGGATACATAGACGAGGGCAAGGCGGCATCAGCCAAGTTAATCAGATCAACACTGAGCGATGCATTCCGAGAGGCTATAGCTGAAGGTCATATAACAACAAACCCGGTCGCAGCCACTCGCGCAGCAAAATCAGAGGTAAGGAGATCAAGACTTACGGCTGACGAATACCTGAAAATTTATCAAGCAGCAGAATCATCACCATGTTGGCTTAGACTTGCAATGGAACTGGCTGTTGTTACCGGGCAGCGAGTTGGTGATTTATGCGAAATGAAGTGGTCTGATATCGTAGATGGATATCTTTATGTCGAGCAAAGCAAAACAGGCGTAAAAATTGCCATCCCTACAACATTGCATGTTGATGCTCTCGGGATATCAATGAAGGAAACACTTGATAAATGCAAAAAGATTCTTGGCGGAGAAACCATAATTGCATCTACTCGTCGTGAACCGCTTTCATCAGGCACAGTATCAAGGTATTTTATGCGCGCACGAAAAGCATCAGGTCTCTCCTTCGAAGGGGATCCGCCAACCTTTCACGAGTTGCGCAGTTTGTCTGCAAGACTCTATGAGAAGCAGATAAGCGATAAATTTGCTCAACATCTTCTCGGGCATAAGTCGGACACCATGGCATCACAGTATCGTGATGACAGAGGCAGGGAGTGGGACAAAATTGAAATCAAATAA